CAAACCACCAGCAGAACTGATTAGATTATCAACTGTAACTCTTTTAAAAGAAGATGCATCTGCATCACTTATAAGTAACTCATCACTACTAGATGCAATGTCACCAGAGGTAATTGAAGTTTGTCCTGTGATAAGTGTGTTTGCAGTTGTACCAGTAGATATTACAGTTCCAGTTTCATTTGGAAGTGATACAACTCTATCAGCTGTTGGGTCTACGACAGTAAGAGTAGTTTCAAATCCATCATCAGTTGCACCCTCAAAAATGATTGTACCATCTTCTCTAACATTTAAAGTTGTGGTGTTCTGTGATGTAGACGTGATAGTAGAAAACGAAAGTGTACCACCCTCTAATCCAGATACATCTGATTGAAGATTGTTGAACTGTTGTCTAAACTGTTCAAGACTGTTTGAAGATTCTACTTGGGTTGCTGTTATGGCCATTAGTTTCTATCCAATAAAGTTTTTAACATATCTTTTATTTCGTGCATTTCGCATTTTAAATTATTTATCTCTCTTGTTGCACCACGAATTTCATCTCTTTGTTTTTGTGCTTCTGCAGCTCTTTTTTTCGCAAGTTCATATGCATTACGATTACGATTTATAATTGCATTTGATTTTACATCTCTAACTAAATCAGTTTTTCCTTCTACTTGTAAATAATCCATATTATGTCGCCAAAGCAATTGCCCGAAGGTCTTTTATTCTTGGTGGTTGAGCCGCATTAGTTCCCTTCATCACAATTTTAATTGCAAACTGAATAAACTCTGGAAGTGTATCACCTATTCCATCATCTTTAACACCAGCACTATAAACATATTGTTGAAAGTCAGTTCTTGATAATGAGGTTGCAACAGTATTATCTGGAATACCAGTTGTGTTAAAGAACTCATAACCTAAATCATCAAAGTCATCTGATGAGTCAGAACGTAATATTTTAAACAATACTTCCACTTCAGCAGTTCCAAGAATATTACCAGCAAAGAATACTTTCAATGCAGTAGCAGGATTTTCAAGTGCAACTTTCTTTGTAATATATATGGCTGCGTTATTATCACCCTCTGGTTTAGTTGATGCGTTATAGTTTGCATATACATCTGAAGAACTATCAATTTTATTGAAATGGTTTGCAATCGCAAGCATTGACATTCTATCAGTATCAATAACTGGAGATAAGTTTGCATTATCAGTTTCTAACACTATCGGTATGAATAATGATTTTGCACCAGCAAGTTCGTTTGTTTCATTTATTGTAGAACAAACAACAGCAGTAGCATCTAAATCTTTGTTCTCGTTTAATGAAAATGTAGATGATGTTGTATCTGTAGTAAATGAAGTTTCAGAACCACTTGGACTTGTTCCAGATGTAGTTCTAATTCCTGCTGTAATAGATGTGTTTGGTAATTCTAGTGTAGAAATTTGAGTTCTAAATGTTTCAAATCTATAGTTCTCTGAAGCATATGTGTTAATACCACCTACTTCAGCAATTGTAGATGCACCAGAAACAGTTGGGGCAGTTGTCAATGTAACAGTATAACTATCCATACCTATATTTGCAATTGCAGTATGTGTTTTATTTACTTCTGTAAGAGGTGTTTCTAACAACTGATACAACTCAATAGTTGCACCATTTGAGTGTGAAACAGCAGTTGTACCATCATGTCCTCTAGAGTTTGCTGTAAATGTAAGAGTAGATAATGTACCTCTAATAATCTCATTATCAATCTTAATAAACATTTGGTCTGTACTAGATACTTGTAAATTACTAGGAACAAAAGCTGTGCCAGGATTAGATGCAAGTGTTATGGTTGTTGTCGTAGCATTAATCGCACCATTTAGAGTTGTAGTAACTCCACTTGATGCACCAGTAATAGTTACATTGTTACTGGTAGAATACATACCATGTTCTCTGTGTGATACTTCCATAACAGTTGAAGCATTTGTAAGTTTAAATGGATTTGGTTGTAGTCTTTTTCCGTATGCAGTTGTAGTACCATCTTCTGCTGTAACTACTGTTCCGATATTATCGTTAGTTAAAGTTACAGTTCCAGCAGTAGTACTAAAGTTACATTTGTATAAAGTAAACTTCATATCTTCTGGTTGTACAGCGTTCCAAGTTCTATTATTCTGTGATTTAAATAAAACTCCTAGATGTGGTTGACGAGAAACAATTCTATTTGTTCCACCAACATCAACTTCACCTAATTGAGAAATCCACATTAGATAATCTAAACTGTGTGTTTGAACTACAACACAATACTCTATTCCTTGTTGTAAATAAACTGGAGAGTCAAAAGTAAACGTAGTTGCAGTTGCGGCTGTAGTGTCATCAACATTAACTTCAGATGGTTCTAAAAGTTTCCTACCAAAAGGTAAAATCTTAGGGCCAGGATAACCATTCACAACATTTCGTATTTCTACCCATACTGGAAGATTATTATCTTTTTTTGCAAAGAATAAATCTATCTTTGGGATAAACGCACCACCTTCTTCAGCAACAATAAATGTTTGTGCAAGTGGGTCGCTGCCTTCTGGTTGTTGAACGGCAAGAACTCTACTTCTTGTAGTAGAACTATTTCTAGATGTAGTTTGGTCAACATCTGTTTGAACAACTATAGCATTTCTTGTTGCAATAATTGTTTCTTGTTCAGTTTCAAGAATACCTTTTGCAGTATAAATTGCAGTTCCAGCTGTAGGGGGATTTGATGTTACTCCACCCACACCAGCACGAGCATTTACTGAACTTGAGGTCATTCTAAACTCAACTTCACCAGTTCTAAATTTAGGTATATTATTCTGACCAACAAACTTGTAATCTGGAATATTGAAAGTTCCTTCAATCTTACCAGCTGAAGTTGTAATCAAAGGACTTGCAGCAACAATAGTTGTGTCACTAGTATATAAACTTGAAGCTGGTGTTACATATGCGTTTACATCTGTTCCATCAAAGAAAACATATAATCTTGTATTAGGTTGAAATCCTTGTCCAACAAATTCAACTGCTCTTGGTCTGACAAAAGGTATTAATGCTTTTGATATAACTCTAGTTCCTTGTGATTCTTCTTCAACATTTTCAACAACATCAGTTCTTAAACCAGTTCTTTTTAAATCTGTTCTAGTTGTTTGAATAGTTCTTTCTACTAAACGATTTCCAACCCACCTTGCACCAAGACTTCTAGTTGCAACCACTCCACTCCATTGAGTTTCCCATGAGTTCCAAATAGTTCCTATAGAGTTTTGATTTTGTGCAAGAACAGTATCAAAGTTACCCTCAACATTAATAATTAAATCTGGTGCAACTTCAGTTTCAAACCATTCATCACCAGATGGTGTTAATGTTATCTGACCTACCCATTGAGATACCAAGTATGGTTGTACGTTTTCAACTCTAGTTGCATAAGGTTGTGTTATCATAGATTCTGTTGTATATGGTAATGTTATTAAGTCACCAGTTTTTTGATAACCAGCTGCAGTTCTTGCTGTATCCGTAGTAACATTTTCAATTAGGTCTGCACTTCTTAGAACACATTTAGGTCGTAGTTCATTTAGTTCTTGGTCTACTGCAATTTTATAATCTTTATTTCCAACATCACCAACTCTATGTCCAGAAAAATTATCTACAACGAAACCAGACTTAAAACGATTAAGTCCATTTGCATCTTGTATTTCAAAAGACTCTGCATCTCTTTCTAATAAAGAAAGTGCAGTAAGAGATTCAACAGTTTCAAGTCTATCTTTAAGTCTACCAATATCTCTCATTGTAAATCTTTGAGTTTTATATCTTTTAGTATTTACATCTTTTGGAGAAAACGTATATGCTGGTAAGAACATTGTAAGAAGTTTGAGTGAATCATTTATGTCTTTTGGTTCAACTGGATTTTCAGCTGATATTCCCTCAACAATTTTAAAATCTCCCTCATGGGTTAGAAATAAAGATGCAATCTTAGGAAGATAAAATTCAAAATCTGCTTGAAGACTACTTGCTGGTTTTGGAATATCAACAGTTGAAGCTCCAGTTCCATCATACTGTCTAGAGAAGAAATCAAATGAGTTTCCTGTTACTGTATCAATAGCAGAAAGTGTTGTTGAAGTTCCAGCAATATCTTCTACACATGGTCTAAAATCAAAACAATCTCTCAAGTCAAATTGACCAGTTGGTTCTGGTTCATCTGGGTCAACTCTTGTTGCAGTATAAGTTGGAATATCATCATATTCCATTTGTCCAGCAATAGGAGTATAAGAATCTACTGTAAATGCATCTCCAGCACCATGAGAAAAATAATCATAGATTACAAGAAGTTGTCCAAGAGGAGTAGTTGCATTTGGTTTTCTTACAATTCTTGCGATATCATAAAAGTTATCTCTCTGTCCAGTATCCAATGTAAAACTACTGGTTATAACTTTAGACCCTGCTGTGAGTGTTCCTACAGTCGCTGTTGCACCACTTGATGCACCAGTAATTGTTTCTGCAGCACTAAAATCTGTTGCACCAAATCCAGCAGTTAAAACATATGAGATAGGAGAACTCGTTGTAATAATTCTTCCAACTGCATTAGAACTTCCACCAGTTATTTTTTCTCCTCTAAGAAAAGTTCCCACAACATTACTTACAGTAAATTGTGGTGCTGTTGCAGCTGCACTTGTATCTTCTGAATCATACACAGCTTGTAATCTAAATACGTCTGAACGACCTAAAGAAATATCTTTATCAGTTGATCTTACACCATATGCACCATCAGCATCTGTTGCAATAACATTAAGTTGTTTAGATAAATTTGTTGTTTTTGTTTTTGTAGCAACACTTGTTTTTAGTAGCGTTGCAAAAAGTTTGACTTTTGCTCCATTCCCTAAAAGAGAGTTATCTGTAATTGTTAATGTTGAAGTACCAGTTCCAGTAACTTTAGTTCCATTTAATAGAATTATATCACCTTGAGATGCAGAACCCCCATCAGCAGTAAGAACAGATAGTGTGTAATCTTTTGTTGCAAACGCAACAAAGGTTTCATTTGTTCCAGCAGAAAATGTAACCACTCCAGATGAGTTTGTTGTTCCTACAAAATTTCTCCGTACTGTAAATTGAGTATCACTTGCACCAGCATTTGTAGTTGTCAATAAAGTTTTAATAGTAGATTTTGGTAATTTAAATAATCCAACATTTTTTTCTGGGTCTTTTAATCTTGCAACTCTATTATCTTCTAATATGATTTCGCCACCAGCTTCACCTACTGTATCTAAAAGAATATTACTACCAGCATCAGCACCAGATTCATCAGTTCCATCAAACGCAAGACTACCACTTTCTCCAGTAAGTTCTAGAACTGCATCAGCAGTAAAGTCTTGTCCAGAGTCATCATCATCCATGAAGAATGAACGAACATCAGAAAACCTTTTTGATACAATAGTACCAGTTCCAGCATTAATTGTAATATCTGCTGGTTCAGAAGTTACAATTATCTTACCAGTTTCAGCAGAGTCAGATGCAATTAGTTTTTCACCAGTTGTAAAATTTCCTACTACACTTGTTAAAGCAATAGTTGTTCCACTTGTTGATGGGCCAAAGACGAAACCAGTTGCACCAGAAGTTACACCTTTAATTTGTACACCACCATTAGTATGAGTTGCAACTAAAGTTGGACTTGGTGTACCACTTATAGTAAGAAAAGTAAATGGTCTTACATCAAAGAGAAACATTTTCATTATAGCAGTTGTATCACCTTGTGTTCCAGATAAATGTTCTATTGAACGAGCTCTTGCAACACCTATCTGTGTTCCATTTGAAGTACCTCTTGTTGTAGTTGCTTCGTCAAATAATCCTATAGTTTTATAGGCAGTTGACTCACCAGTTACAGAACCTATGTCTGGGATTTGAAAAGCATTAGTAATTTCTACAAAGTTACCAAGTTCAAAGGTTGCAATACCAGCATTAACTGTATTAAAATCTCTTGCCTTTTTTAAATCTATAAGTGAGTTTGCAATCTTTTCAATTTCATAACCCTTAACATATGCTTTTCCAGGCGAGGTTTGGACTGCAAGTAAACTTTCATCTGCATCAACATTTTGAGATGTTTTTGTACCAACACCATATGCACCTTTATTTGTAGAACCTTTATAATCATTGTCTATGGATTCACGAACATCAAACTGAAATGGTCTTACTGTATAATCACCAGACTCATCAAATGTTCTTCGTGCAAGCGTATCTCCAAGAACAGAATATTCTGTAACTCTTGCTTGTGATTGTATAACACCATTCTTAATTTGCATAAGTTCAACAAAAGATGTATCATCAGTTGACCCTAAAGGAAGTTTAGAAAGTGATAAAGATATTTTTAATCTGTGTGCGCCTTTAGCTGCATAGTTAGTAGAACCAGTTGCATTGTCAGTAAGAGTTGCATCTGCTTCTGGGGTTACTAAAGTTTCTGTGATTGTAAAACCAACACGAGCAGATTCAGTAATTGAGGATGCACTTAAAACAAGGGTTTCTTCTGCACATCTTACAAACTGTCCACGAATAAAATACACACCAGATTCAACTTTTACAGCAGAACCAGTTTGTGATGCAGTAGTATCATGTGTTGTTGCAGCTGCAACTCCAGCAGAATAACTTGTTGTATGAGTAATAGTTATATCAGCAGTTATATTTTCTGTATCTGAAAATACAACAGTTTCATTATCAGTTCCAGCTTGAATATATTGAACATAAAGAACAGGTTGTGTTGTACTTGTTCCATCAGCATAACCAATAACTTTTGCCTTAACACCAGTTGTAGAACCAGTTATTGTAACTGGATTAGTTGCATTAAAGAATTGACTTGGTACAACATCTTCTCCACCAAAAGTAGATGCAAGTTGTACGTTAGTATAATAATCAGATAAAGAAGTTTGGCCAGGTATTATAACTGTACCTTCTTTAAACATATGTTTACCATGTGTTTCAATTTGATCTTGAAGAATAGATTGTAGAGTTGTTAATTCTCTTGCCTGAACTGCAAATCCAGGCCGAAATAAAACTCTATTAAAATTATCATCTTTATCAAAGTCATCATAATATGGTGATACGTTTAGATTTGTAATCTGTGCCATGTTTAGAACTCAATTATAATTTTAATGTCTTCTGTTTGGTCAGAAGCTCGTTGTATAGGTTTTCTGTTTTCCAAGTAAATTATATCTCCACTATCTGGTTGCAATTCTGGATTTGCATATCCAGAGGTTAATGTAAGGGTGTTATTATTTGCAAGTGTTACTGTTTCAGTTGTACCAGTTGTTGTACCAGTTGCACCAGAAGTTCCACCAGTTATCTGGTTTGTTCCACTAAATGCAACATATCCACCAGTTGTTGAATTTGTACCAAATCCCTTGAAACTTTCTTGTTGGTAGTAAAGTAAACTTAACGTACTATCCCACTCTACAACTTTACCTACTGCACCAGTTGATGCTTGTGTGATTACTTCGTCTGCATCAAATGTTCCACTACTTGTATCTAGTTTTACAACATAAGTTTGTCTGCGAGTAGTTGCAGTTCCTACAGTAGATGTTCCATAATTTGTTGGGTCAACTACGATACCTACTGCACGAAAATCATTTCCAGTTGTAAAGTCATCTCCCTCAGCTTGTGTAAGTGTTATTGCACTCATCACATAATGAGCACCAAGTTCTGTTACTGCATTATTTCCATGTCCACCCTTTGGACTTATAATAACCTCTATCGCTCCACCAGAGCCTGAACCTAATGAAGTAGATGATGATAAACTTGCATCACTAAAAATATAATCATCTCCTAGATTTACATAACCAAAAGTGTAACCACTTCCAGCTGCATGAATTGTTGTATCTGTTCCAGCAGTTAATCCAAAAGAAACAATTGAACCACTTGAAACTGTAATTCTTACAATTGCACCAGAACTTGTTCCTTGACTTGTTCCATCTCCATAAACAGCTGCATAGTAAGTTCCATCTGTATAACCAGAACCAGCAGTAACAGAAATACTTTCAATCGCACCATCAGTAGCTGCGTCAGATACAGTTGAGTCTGTAGTTACTGGAATAAAATCTGTTGTTCCATACTTTGCAAAATCAGAGGTTGAAATAGTAAACATATATTTAAGAACATATCCACCAGCTTCAAAAGGTGAATTTGATTCAGATGTCGGTTCTGAACCAGAGAAAGCACTTCCACCATTATTGTCTAAAACTTTGTAAAGTCTATAAGCAGAAGTTAGAAAGTAAAAAGTTGAGTCATATAGATTTGATGAACCAGAGGTAGAGGTATTTGATGCAGTATAGTCATGTCTATACATATCATAGACTGTACCATTTGCCCAGTTCCTACGAGGAGCTGCATACTTGATATCTGAAGATGTTATAAGTTTTGCACCTAACATAGAATCCCATGCACGAAATTCATCTTCTGGACTATCTGCTGGAGTTGGTGGAGCACTATCTGAACCACCAGTTGTTGTTGATGAAAAGGCAGTTGCCTTTCCTAAAAACAAATAATAAGTTGATGCAGAAGCTTCTGTAAATGATTCAACGAATTGATTTGCATTATGTTGTCTAAATTTTTCTGTAATGATTGCCGACATTTTTACACCTTTTACTTTATTTATACAAATAGTTTTAGTAGGTTATACCAGTTGCGCCCTCTAAATCTAAATTATCTCCACTTGTTTCTTCCAACAAATAGTCTGTATTACTATCCGTTGTGTCTGTTGCATCTTCTAATGCAATTTCGCCTGTATTTCTAACTGATATTTCAGCAGATTGAACATGACCTTTTGTAATAACACTCGTACTATTTAGTGTAAAATTACTCAAAGGAATCTGACCTTCTGATAGAAAGACATTGTTTTCTTCCAATACTATAACCATTCCATCTCTTACTCTTAAAGAGTCTTCCATAATTAATCCATCACCAGCATCACTTGCTGATGAGTCAGTTCCATTTAAAACAATCACACCCTCTTCATCATCATACTCTAATTTAATACCAGTTGGGGGTAATGGATTGATTGCATCTTCAACTAATATATTAGTGTTTATTGTACTACCATTTGATATGTCAAATCTTGCAACATTTGAGTTAGTTGAAAATTCTTCTACGATTATATTTCCAGATTGTTCTAAAGTAAAACGATTTCTCTTTGTTGTTTCTTGTGCAAGAAAATGTCCAGCATCAGTTGAAGAACTATCTGTGCCATCTAAAAGTATCTGTCCAAAATCTTCCATAGTTATACCATCTTCTTTGTCTTGTCCACCCCAGTTTAAGCTATCATTTGTATCACTTAAATTAATTCTATCAACTCTACGAATCTCTTCAAAAGTAAGTGTTCCAATATCAGACAATGTAATTGTTTCATCATTGTGATTAGTGTCAAAGATAAATCTATCTCCAACATCTACTCTAAATCCTAGAGGAAATGCAAAGAAACCATCTTCACCTAATAGATTACCATCTGGTGCAGTTGCACTTGAATTGATTCTTATGTTATCTCCAGCATCTGTACCACTTGCATCTGTGCCATCTAAAACTAAAAATGTATCTCCCTCATCAAATGGTAATTGTCCATCTAAAACTAAACTGTCTGTTAAATTACCAGCACCACTTTCAAGTGTAATACCACAGTTACCATTTACATTTCCAAATGGCGTATCTGCAAGATAGAGAAGAAGATTTGTTTCATACATGGGTAAAGGATTTGATACAACTGAAACAACTTTTTCTGAAACAAGAGCTCTATCCATTTTATCAGATGTCGCATGAGATGTTTCTAACATAAACTTACCAGCACCATCTCCAGTTCCAGAGGTTGTATCTTTATCTGAAGTTATTGTTGCAGCCTCAAAGAGTATTGAATCACCTACTGCATTGAAACCATCTTCTAGGTCATATGCTTCTCCATCCTCATCTAATAAATTATCTCCAGCATTAGTTGATGAACCATCTGTTCCATTGAGAACAATATTATCGCCTGGCAATGAACCATCTTCTTGTATGATTGAGTCATCACGACTTCCAATTGCAACTTGACCATCAGCAGTATGTGTAGTTGGAACTTGTAATCTACTCTGAATAACTTGACTAAAGATTGTTTCAAGAACAGAACCAAGTATTGGAGAGAAAGTAAGTGTATCTCCTGTGTATCCAGACAATCCAGCACCAGTTGTTCCTACCGCTGCAGACACTAGGGTTGCAAGTGTAACTTTACCGAATGGTTGGAAACCAGCAGGGTGTACTGCTTTCTTGAGTTCATTAATATATGTTGCAAAAGATTGTCCAACTTGAACCTCATATGAATAATCTTGATAATAATAAGAGTCTTGAATACGAATTAAATTTTCACCAAGTCTACTATTAATACCATCATAAGAACCAGCATCTGTAGAAATAATATCAGAAGTAGTTGTTGCAGTTGCAATATCGGCAGTTATGATTGTTGCACTTGCACCAGAAGAATCTGTAATCGTTACATTTTTCTTTGAGAAATCTATTGGGTCTTGATTGATAACATGACCACCAGCGTCAGTTGAATCACTATCTGTACCATCTAAAGTTATTTGTCCATTACCAGTTTCATCTGCTAATACAATTTGCCCCATTGCATCTGTGCTTGATGCATCTGTTCCGTTTAAAATTAATTGGTCACCAAGTTCTTCTGTTCCTAACTTATCTCCAGCATCTGTTCCATCTGCATCAGTACCATCAAGGATAATAAAAGTATTATCATTTCTTTCACGATAACTGTTTATTGTAATTTTACCACCAACATCTTGAAGTTGTCCATCAATTGTTTCTTCTAAATGTATATCCCCACTATTGTCTTCCAAGATTACATTATCAGTATCTTTAGAACCAACATCTCCACTTTCATTTAGTAACATAAGTGCAATGTTAGGGCCTCTTTTTGTTGAGTTAAATATTACTGCATCACCCTCATCAACTATGGTAGATTGATATGTTGGAGTGTATGCAACATTACCCATGCCAGAGTGATTGACACAATAATAATAAAGTTGTCCTAATCCAGCAGGAACTACGATTTGGATAAATGCACCAGTTGTTCCTATATCAATTGAAGCCACAGAGGTTGTAACTCCAGTTGTATATGCAGTACCACTATTATGAGTTCCATCAGATGTTTCTGAAAATTTCAGTTGATGATTTGCAGTTGAAAGAATATTGTAAAGTGTGCTGTCTGATAGATCAAAGTAATAAGTGTTACCAGAGTATAGAGTTAGAACTGGTTGTGCTTCGTCATTTATATAAAATATATTTGCAGTATCATCTGCATTTCTAGCAACACGAACTTTGTAAATAAATGTTTGTGGAGATGGGGTGAATATAGAAGTTCCCTCTAATATAATACTCTCACCATCAGTAAAATCTTTTTCAGTTTCTAGTTCAAAAGCAGATGGTAACATTTGTCTGTTACCTTGTTCTAATTGAATACCCTCGTTAAAAGTTCCACCTTGTTCTTGTTCAAATCTTACAACATTTTTAAAGGTTGTGTCTAATATTTGAGTCGTGCTATTCCAACCTTTTACTGTTCCAGTATGAGTTGTCAAAGTACTACCAGAAGCAAATGTTCCACTTACATCTTTAACAACAAAGTGAGCTCTTACATCAACTTCTGGTGGATTAGATGCTTTGTATGTAAAGCCAGGGTCTATAATCTTTAAAGATTTAGCAGCACCAATATCTGTAGTTGTTGGAATTAGTTTAGCACCAGTTCCAGAAGTAGTGGTAACACTCGTAGTTGGCAAGTCAGTATATCCACCATTTGCATTTACAAAAACTTTTTGTATAGAACCAGACTCAGTAGAACTTGCACTAATATTTTTGAATGTATCAAATTCTAAAACAAGTTGGTCTGTAGGAGTTGAATAATAATCTGAAACTTGTTGGACTATATCTGTTAAAAATCTATGATTAGCATCAGTTGAATCACTATCCGTACCATCTAATACTACAAATTCATTTACTCCAGTATAAACAAATATTTGTGTTTTATCTACTGGTGCAGTTGTAAATGTAAGTGTTGTTCCAGACGCTGTCCAGTTCGCTGTTCCGTCAGCTTTAGTTTCAGCAAAAGGAACATTGTCTATAGTAACTTGTATTGTATCTACAGATGCTGATAAGTTTGTCATTGTAAAAGCAGTTGTAGTTCCATCTCCAACAAACTTGTCTGTCGTTGACTGTTCAAGTTGAATAGAAAAAGGTTCAAGTGCTACAGTAGTATTATCTTCAAGAATAATTGCATCATCAGTAAAAGAAGAGTCATCTAATGTTCCAGTTTCTAAACCAAATCCACCACCAACCATACTTACGAAACCAGTAGCTGCATTTACATTTGTATCTGCACTTTGAGCTGTAAAGGTAACTGTATCTCCAACTTCATAAAGAGAACCAACATCATCAACTATAACTTCACTTACCGAACCCTCTGCAATACCATCAACGACTATACTTGCGTTGTTATTTCCAACACCTTCTACTTCAGTATCCTCTCCATTTGTATGAAGAATACCATCATTAGCAAGTGTAACACTTGCAACAATACCATCTATTGTAAATGATACATCAACATCTCTAGTCGTTGAAATACCTTTGACCACTTCTCCGTCTGTAAATGTTCCAACTATATTTGCGATTTCAAATTCTGTAACTGAAACTGTGCCTTGTTGTGTAACAAGAGAATTAACTACAACAGCAGTTGCACCAGAAGATTGTCCAGTAATGATTTGGTTTTCAACTTCAGAACCTTGTACCCCAGTAAAAGCTGCAACACGCATAATTGTTTTCTGATTCCAATTTCCACCAGAGTTTCTAAGCATATAAGTGTTTGGATAAAATATTTCTGCTGTTTCACCAAGTAGGATACGCATGAAAAGTTTATGACCCTCTGACGTTCCTTTGGCTGTATATAAATCTTTGATGTTCTTAATTAAATTTCTTTTTGAAACACCATCTGCAAGTGTTTCTGGTATGACAGCCATAAACTGGTCACGCATTTGGTCTAAAAAATCATAGAGTGTATTATCTACATCAGCATACTCTAACATTTGCTGAATATTCTGAACTGGGTTTGCACGATACTCAATTACATCTGCACTAGAACCAGAAGTTCCCCCAGTAATTGTTTCACCAGTTTGAAATAGTTGTTGTCCAGTAATGTAAAGGTAAGTATTTCTAGAATCTTCTACAAGAACAGTTGCAGTTGCTCCAGTTGTTCCACCAGTTACAGTTTCACCTTTTACAAATTGTCCAGTTGTACCCTCACCGATTTCAGTAACAATTCTATCGCCATCTGAATTTAAAATATATGCAGAGGTTGTAGTTTCTTGTGCAATATAGTTGACAGTAACATCAAGAGTTAATCTACCAGCTTCTAAAAAACTAAAATAGTCTTTAACAAAATTTACAAATACTGGGTGGTCGGCTTGAACAAAGTCAGGCACTTGTCCTTCAATAAGAGGAGAAACCTTTTTTGTAAATTTTGACTTCTCATTTGCCATTATTAATACGCCGAACTAGATGGTATAGAAGATACACTTGAAACAGTTGTCGTTGTTGTTCCACTAGAAGTAGTAGTAGAATATCCTACACCAGTTGAAGCAGTAGCATCAACACTTCCATTATAAGTTGTGTTTATTAAATCTATTTCAAGTATTTGATTTCTAACTGGAGTTATATCATTTGAATTTGGAAGAGCAGTTATACGAATTATTGAAGAAGATGTACCATCAACCTCACCTATCCCAGTAATTATAATTGCATTAATTGTTATTTTTCCATTTATATAGTCTACTGTTCCAGCAGTTAAGTCATTATAAGTTCTAACACCAGCAACAAGATAGTAACTTCTTAAATTACCAGCACCATCATCATCAAAAAAGTATTCAGTAGTTGTTACACTATTTAAATAAAATCCAGTAGAAGAAATTATTCCACCAGCATCTGCATTGTGTCCAGAGTGTGGATTAAAAAATCTGTTATTATAATTTATATTGTAAGAGGTTGAAACTGATAATGTTGGTGTAAAGTTTTTAGCCATTGTAACTGTTGCAACACTATTCAATATAGAACTATCAGTTGAGTCAATTAATCCTAAAAGTTTTGAATGTCTAAAGGGTGCGTTGAATGATTGTAAATCAGATGTGTTGTAATTACCAACTGTGGTAGCAACTAAAGATGCAATTTGGTCAGCGTTATAAGTTGTTGCACTTGAATCATACAATATAGTTATACCTAATATAAGACTTGTAGTTTCTGCATCAACAACTACTGGAGTTACAGATGCAACTTTATAAGGTGCAAGTGCAGTTTCTAAGTTTGTTTTTTGTGCAGAAGTTAAGTCAACCCCAGTCGTAGATTTTACAGATATAAAAACTTTACCATACTCTGGAGTGGAACTTACACCAGTACTTGAATCATAACTACCATCTTCTCCACCCCAAACTGAAACAGCTTGTGTATTTGGAAATAATCGTTTTACATATACTTCATAATCTTTTGTTGTAACTGCACGACCTTGAGATGCATAATCAAGAGGTGCATTTAATTTTATTGATTGAATAGTTTCTGGTTCTGCACCACCAGTTGCAGCTGTTACAGTTGTGACAGTAATATTTGTTACACCATCAATTGAAGTAGGAGATGAAAAAGAAGCTGCACCATTTGCTTCAGTTTTATTAGTTATAACATATTGTAGTTGAACTATGTTACCATCAGAAACAGCTTGACTTACAACACCATCTCCAAAATAAACTTCGTATCTTCCAGTTTCAACTTCTTGTAAATAATAAACTGTAGATGATGCAGACAGTTGAGTTATATCAACTGCTTTTGTATAAGTTGTTGTTGTGGTATCTGTAGTAGAGTTCTGAACTTTAACCACAAGTGTAGATGTGTCAGAGCGTGGGTCTGCAAGTATAAATCTTTGGTTAACGTCAGAAGTATCTACTACAAATTTCGCAGTTACATAAGTTCCCTCATAAACAGTTACACTATCAAAAGGAACATTATTTCCAGTATTAGTAGATGTTATGTCAGAGATTGTTACAAACTGATAACTTGTTCCATCAACAGTAGATGAAAACGCAGTACCAGCAGACATTGTTTTTGTAGCCGCAGTAGTTGATAGGTTAACATTTATCGTTGCAGTTGGAGCTCTTGCAGAAGTAACTTCGTACCCTAAAGCTTTTGCGTGACTGACAGCACTAGAACGCAGACTGGAACTATCTAAAAACATTTCGTTTGCAACCATGTTAGCATTAAATGCTAGATAATGTGTATTGTATGCAAGAGTGTCTAAAAGAACATTCATACCAGAACCCTCAAAGTCATAGTCTTTAAATTGAGTTTGGTCTTTTAAAAATATTTTTAGATTATCTTTTATATCATCAAAGTCTAGTTCTGTGACTCTAAGTCTTTTATTGTTTACGGCCATTATCGTACTCTCTCTAACATTATAGTTAAGTCAACTAATTCTGTGGGTTGGTTAACAACATAAAACTCAATTGATACTTCATATTCATTCCTATCTAATAGTGGAATTGCTGTAACACCAACTAATCTTGCTCTTGGTTCAAAGTTATTGATAACATCTTCAATCTTTCTTGCAAGTATTTGTGCTGTAACTGGAGTCATTAATTCAAATAACATATCTCTAACACCAGATGCAATCTCTGGGTGAAAAGGTTTTTCATAATGGTTAAGTAATACCAGATTACGAATAGAACGCTTGACAGCTTTGATATCAGTTATATCTTGCACATCAGAGTTAGATGATTTCTTACCAAAGAATAAATCTAGGTCTGTGTATTGTCTAACATTCCTACTAGAATTATTATTTGATTGAGCATCATATTGTGCCATTCGTATGGACTCCTAATTTATCTTTTATTTATAACGACTAACCCTTATAATTTGGGTCAATTTTATCCATTGTTTGATAGCTAATTGTTATAGCAATTATCTCTGGGTCTGTAAATGGGTCTAATGGTAAACCAGCTATATTTTCAAATTTAAGTTTATTGCCAAGTGCATAACGATAGTATCTTGTTGATTGTCTTGTTTTATTACTAATGGTTTCTAATTCTTCTTCAACAATACCAGCTGGTTGAACCACTCTTGTTACTGGGTCTACAAAACCTTTTCGTAAAATACTTACATATTCAAATCCGACAATATTTAATTGTTTTTGATTATATGGATTTAAATCAATCTCAGCTATATTTGTTGCTGGTTCATAAAAATCTATGACCTCTTGGATTGTTTCATACCAATCTGGATACTTTGTTGAATCCAATCCAGCTAAAACTTCTTTTGCTGTATCAATCTTTACTAAATCAATAAAATTATCTTTTGTTCTATGAGTTAAACCAGCATCAGAGGAAGTTACTCTTTTTGTTTCAGTATAAGTAAATCCATCTTTATCTGTTTTTGTTTCTTTTGTAACTGTAGCTTCTATAGTTGTTGCTTTAACAGTTTCCCCAGTTTTAGTTACTACTGGTTTATAATTAAGTGGGTCTGCTTTTAATTTTTTGTATTCTGTTTGCCAAGTTGCAAAATCTTTTTCTTGTTGTGCTTTAAATTCTGGAGAACCAATAAATGAAATAGCTGATTTTATTCCATCTAAATCTTTACTTACATCTTTACTTGATGGAGCAGATTCAATATCTTTTCTAAATTTTGCAATAAGTCCGTCAAATGAAGTATCCTTTGCAGTTACATTTGTTGTAACAATAGAAACTTCTTCTTCTTCCTCATTCGTATCTGCTTGTTTAGCCTCAACTGGTTTTTCTTTTATAAGTGAAATAATGTAAGTTACTTTTACTTGTGCATAAGATTGTGGTATCGTAATAATTCTACCATCAACTTTGTAACCAGATATATTACTAAAGAAATTACTACCAGCAGATTTACCTTGAACTGATACAATCTCTTTATAATTTTCTGGTATTGCAATTACAGTCAAACCAGTTGAAACTAATAAGTCTTTTGTTTCTGTAGTGATACCAGTTCCAGAACTTCCTGCTGGTATTTCTATATTAGGTGCAAGGTCACAAACATTTCCACCAGCAGATAATTTTGTTGTTGCATCAGTTATCAAACTATCTAGTGACAATCCTTTTTCTTTAAGTGTATCACCAAAGTCAAGTTCTAGTTGTGCAAGTTTAGCATTAAAAGCTGTAAGACCTTCTATAGTAGTTTTATCTATATCATTAATAAGACTTGTTAGTTCTGATTGAAAATTTACATCTGGTATCTCTGGTAAATCAAGTGCAAGTCCATCAAGGCCTGATTTTACATCTGAAAGAGCACTTTCAAATGCACTTGCAGCTTCTGAAGCAAGAGAATCTACTTTTGATTCAATCTCTTTTTTTAAATCATCTATCTTTGATAAAGCTGCATTGAGTTCTGGATTTGCACCACAAAGATTAGGAGTTTTAAAATCAACCATTTTTCTTTTCCTTTATATTATAAAAGTTATTTTTATACCAAGTAGTCTTGCATCACCAGTTTGGTCATCAGCAGATACATCTCTATTTACTTGAAAGAAAACCATGTCATCATTTGCTGGTGTACCAGATACAGTTACAGCACCACTTTCATCAGTTACGTTTAAATCATTAGATGTTCCACTATGTGATTTAGCTGTTGCTACAGTTGGGGTTGGAAACGCAGTATTAATAGTTTCATCATCAGTTATAGCAACTCCAGCTAATCCCCAAGCAACCGACCCTGTGTTTGTTCCTGTTACAGTAAAAAATGCTTTGAATGTTATTGTACTTTTATCCCATGAGTTAGGCCATACTATAGAGAATTGAGCAAACTCGTCAGAACTAGGGTCAAAGTCTAAAACTTTTAAATCAGGCCTAAGTGCTGTAGTTTCTACTTGTGTCAAAGCAGAACAAGGGTTTGTTGAACTTGGATACATAGCACCTGCTGGAATCCATATTGATTGAATTGCAAGTGTATCAAAGTTTGTATCCATTTCAGTAAAGGTAAGTGCTGAACCTTTTGTTGACCTTGTTGTTATTGCAGTTGTCATGTACTATCTCCACTATCGTTAAAATAAACTCCAACATAACTTTTAAATGTTCCACTATCTGTGCCTGGGTTAAATAAAAAGTATTCATCAGACACATAGTTAAATAAATTTTTTTCTGTATCAGTTAATGCTTCTTCAAAAACAAAACATTGTAATTCTAGTGCAGTTTTGGCATCACCACTTGCAGCTGCAATTTGAGATAACAATGTTGCATAATCTGGATTTGACATTTATGTTCTCCTATCCAGCGATAACATTTGCACTCCCACTTGCTGATGCATTTCCAACCCAACTACCATGTCCACCAGTTGCATCACCTTTTCTATGAACACCAATATCATTTACCTTTACTGTAGATGAACCACCAGTTGCTGGGTCACCACAACCAGTAGAATCTCCTATACGAACAGTTGATGCTCCGTTTGTAAGAACATTTGCAGAACCACTAGAATATGATGTTTGGTGAAAAGGGTTTGGTGTTGGACTTGCATGACCAACATGACTATCTGTTCCTACCCTTGTTACTTCTGGCATAAAATCTCCTAATTTAAATTAATTACGTTTGTTGATGTTGGTGAACCATCTCCAGAGTTAAGGTCTAATATAGTTCCAGCAGTAATATCTAATACTGTTCCAGAACTTATCTTCATTGTAGTTCCAGACTTAATACCAAATATTCCAGACACAGTATCAATTGAAACATTTCCAGATGCATTAAGAGTTAGTGTACCACCAGTAGTTGAAGCAAAAATATTACTCTTTGCCATTAAGTTAAACTGTCCATTATTGATTCTTGTTTCGTCACCCTCTGTAGTAACATTTACATCTTTACCAATACGACCCTTTACAGCTTGTTCTATGTTAAATGAATGAGTGCCACTTATAACTTCTTCTAAGTTACCGCCTGGTGAACTTGCACCAATTCTTGTACGCATATTCTTGTGTATCTTTTGCGTATAGTTTCCCTCTACTTCTAAATGATAATCTCCCTTTATAAGATGTCGTACAGTTCCACTAATTGTAAGATTAACAGCGCCACCAATATAGACATTAGAATCATTCATCACAATTTCAAAGTTATTACCTATTACTTTAGTTGTCTTAGTTCCATCTGCAACTATCTCTTCATATGTTCCAGTTTTATGTTGTCGGAAAGTTCTTTCTGCTCCTGGCGTATCATCTACTTCCGTAATATGTCCAGACTCAGATTCAAATACATGATTGTAAGGATATAATCCAGAACGATAAATTCCATCAAAGTCATTATCAACTGAATTATAATCAATATCTTTTGGGTGTGGTTCATCAAAACTCCCACGAGTTTCTTGAACTGCTTCATCAGATACGGATGGAAGATATGGTTGCGTAGCAGTTTGTATGCCTGTCTGTCTATTCTTTCTTCTTTTTCGTAATTGTATATGTTTCTCTCCAATCTCACCTTTTGCAAGACGATTGGTATCTGATTCATTTAATTTACGACTAAGTGGATAAGGGCCATAAGTTGGATTACCAGCATAGTAGTCTTGAGATGCACCAGCACCACGAGGGTCATTGAAACCTTTTGTTGGGTTTGGTAGTCTACTTGGTTTGCCAGGCAAACTTCCCATAATAATAGGTTGTTGTTTATCTTTTGCATCAGCAAAGAAACCTATTACCCATGTACCCTCAACAAGAAAAGATGGAGAGTTACCTAACCCTTGCATTGATGGGTCTGTAACTGGATGCATCACAGTCGCCCAAGGCAAATCATTTGTAGGAATATCATTTAAGTCTTCTGTATGAAACCCAAGACAACGAACACGAACACGACCAAGTTTATCTGGGTCATTCCTATCCTCAACAACTCCAGTAAACCAAACAAAGCCATCAAGACCCATAAAATAATTGTCAGACATTATATGCAACTCCTTATAGAGTTATTTATAAGGAATTATTTAAGTTTCATGTAAATAAGATTTGGTAACCTTTTATCTTTTACAAGTTGTCTTGTTTTCTTCTTCGGTACAGTTACGTTATATTTTTCTAGCTCATATATGAGTTCTTCGTCTTCATTATCTTTATTTAATTGGGATATTACTTTTCGGGCATCAACTAATTTCAAATCTTTTTGAAGAACTTGTTTTGAGCAAATTCTATATTTGACCAGTTTACATCTCCTTTATAAGTTTGGAGATTTTATTTATACAATTAAAGATTTGGGTCAGATGCAAGTTTTATTAATAGTGTTGAACTTACTGCACTTATGTTACCAGCAATCATCACTCTTTTCTCTTCGCACTCACAAGGTGGAACATGATGTTCTGCTTGTCCGTTAAATACTACAAGGTCACCGACTTTAGGTTCAAACATAATACCAGCTTCTCTGAACACTAGAGGACTACTTCCTTTTGGAACTTGAAGATAGTAACACCAACTCCATGTTGCAGGCCAATGATTATGTGCTTGAGCAGATTCACCTTTACCATAAGATGCACCCCAACATTCTTCTGTCATAAGTCTAGGGGATTGTCCTTTACGTTTTGTATGTACATCACCATCTACATGAGTAGAACCATATCGCATAGTCTTTGCGACATCCTCTGCGACTGAAGCTATCTTACCAAAGTCATCATCTTTCATATGCATACGCCAGTCCGTCATATTTGCTTTGACGTTTGTTTTATGTTTCATCACATCTGGGTATGCAAGTATTTTTTGAATTAAAGTGTTATGTGTTTTTTGGTCAAGTTTCTTAGTGCTCAAAAGATTAACTTCATAAACTGGTAACTTCATTTTAAATTCATAGTTAGGTATCATAACCATTATATATCTCCAACTTTTCTACTTGCAGATTTCAATGCATCAAAACCGCCTGGATATCTATCCGATAGTTTTCCGACATTGATGTCAAATACTTCTTCCCATGAACTATCAAGTGCGATAAGAGCTTGTGCCATATACCAACATATATCTCCAAGTTCAGATTTGAGATGTTTCTTTGTATCGTCATCAATCTCTTTACCTTGAAAGATTAACTTCTTTACTATGTCGTTGAACTCTCCGACCTCACCAGACAGACCTACAGAAGCTGTCAGTAGTCTTGATGGGTCAATACCTTTTTCTTCCATGATATCTAATGCATCTTTAAAATCTTTTGTATTCTTACTGGCATCACTTGTAACTGTATCAACAAAGTTAATATAGTCGTTTAATAAACTTGGTCTTTTTCTCATCACATTCTCCTCTTAATCATAGTAAAACTTCCTTGTCTATACTTATGTGGCTCAATCATATCTATTCTTTCCCACTCCTCATTTGAAACATAGGTTTCTATTTCTGTATGGTTGGGATTTGGTTTACCTCTGTAGTAAGTATAGTGTAGTAGAACATAACCAGAACAAATAGGAAGATACTCTTTTAGAAACTCTCCATACTCTTTATGGGCACCACAATCAAACCAAGCAAAGTCAATCATACCAAACTTATCTTTTATCTCTTTTGCTTTACCTTGAAACAAACTCTCAATCACAGTTACATATTTGTTGTCTTTAAATTTTAATGCAGCTTGTGATGCAGAGGATTCCTTATCACTCATATCATCAATACAAATTAATTTTGGGTCATAAGGTTGTCTGAAATAATCCATATCTGCATTACCATCAATATGAATCTGTTCATTATTCTCTAGACCTTTTACAAGAAATGGAGTTGTATAACCTAAACCTATTTCTAAAATTCTTTGGGGTCGGAGAAAACGTACAAGTGAATAAAGTAAAGGAGCCATTTGTTCAGTTCCCATACCTTGTTGAAAACAATCTTCATACGGCATAGTAGGTTTTTGTTTTTCCACTTTCATGTGGTCAAACATTCCCTCTTCATATATTGTTGGTTTATCATCACTCATTTAGTTCTCCGTTATTAAAATATAGTTCTTCAAGTCTATCGCAGCTGCACTCAAGGTGTTAGTCCACTTATCATAATATAATTCTCTCATCATTTCACAATACTTGTAACCATATATGGTTATCGCCTATACTTTTTAATTTTATTCATTATACCATAAACATTGCCAGTTGTCAAGTGCATGACATTTATTATATGCAATTTTACTGTAGTGAACACCAAGTTCTAAACTTGTGCAACTACTCAATGCAAATACACATAACAATACAATGATTTTATTATTCAATACTTCCCCCATATCTAAATTCTTTAGTTGCAGCTTCATCAATCTGTTTCATTACATCTTCTGTAAAATACTTCTCTGGATTATTATTAATCGTTTTACCAAACTGTGTCGTACCATCAGGCAGTTCTATTCTTGTAGATACTTGTTTGAAGATACCATACTTAATTGCAAGTTCTAACAAACCATAGTATTTGTCAAGTCCAGTTTCATAAGATAACTTGACATCAACCATTTTATTCTCTATAGTCAATCTTGACTTATGATTCTTACAATGTACAATGTTACCAACTACATCAGTACCAACCTTTTCTTTTCTCTTTGATAGAAAGATAATAGACGAGGCTGCATATTTCAATCCAGAACCACCACCCATTTCTTTTGTAGGAAACATACTTCCCATAGAATCGTATGTATGATTTGTTACAACCATAGGAATACCAGCACGACCTAGTTTCAAAGTCAACACACGAAATGCAGCTTTCAATACTTGCGCCCTTGTCATATCTCTTGTTTCTTTTCCGTCAGAAGTATCTTCTACTTCTTTGGTGGTAGATAACATACCAAGTGAGTCAAGACACATCATCATAGGTCTTGGTTCTTTCTCTAACAATACTTTATCTAATACTTTAATTGCTTGTGTTCTAAACTCTTGAACTGTGGTTACTGGAATGATAACCATACGTTTGGGGTCTATACCTCTATCAACAACCATCTGTTGTGTAATTGCACTTTCACTTTCAAAGTACAAACAACCAGCCTCTGGATTTACATCTAGGAAACTCTTTACCATACCCATAACAAAAAACGTCTTGCCTGTTGCAGACTCACCAGCAATCGCAGTAATCTTATTATTAGGTAGACCACCATATATACTACCACTCAACAAGGCATTAAATATATACGAACCAGTATCAATAAAGGAATTAACGTCTGCACCCTCTACACCATCTGACACCAGAGCCGCATACTCATTTCCAGTAGTCTTAATTATATCTTTTAAAAAATCACTCATTACTTCTCCTATTTATCTCCGAGTTTTTTCGCTCGCCGAAACGGGCAGCTAACGCCTTTTACCAGTAGCACCATCTTTTGCTTCTTTACTACTTAGAACAACTAAGTTTCCTTTATTATACGCCTGACCTAATACAACATCACCATTATATTGTTTGGCATCTTTCTTAGTCTGCACTTTCCACTCATAGTCCTTTATATCCCTAGAGGGTAACTGTTCAGACTTCCAGCCCAGTTTTAGGGGGGTAGGTGTTCTCTTATAGTTAGGGTCTACACCCATCTTTGCAAGGTACTTCTCATGTTCAATCAAAGACTTCTCCATAGAGGCTGTAAGTTTTTTCTTCTTCTTACGTTTCTTATGGTTAGTCGTTGTCCAATACGCTGGGAGCAAATGCATTGTCATAATCTACATCACTCCGAAATAAAACTTGATAATACCAGATGCCATAATAAATGCACCGATACTATTCAATATCATTAATGCACGATCATGCCACCAATACGATACGAGTAACCAACCTAAGATTCCGACCAAGTATAATACCATAGTCAAAGGATAGTCTGGAAAAGGATTGACACCCATTGCAGTAGAGAGTTGTGCGGCTATAAGAACCACAGACGAGAACCACTTCACATACCAGTCTTTCGTATGGAGTGGGGTAATCTTAGTTATTTCAGTTATGTTCATATCAAAATCTTTCTCTGGATACTTATTGCATTTGTAGACTGCCAAACAGCTCCCAGTTTAAAGGGGCCCCTTGTCAGAAAACACCAGAGAGAGCCCAACACATCATCACACCATGCTATGGAACTTTACTGTGAACCAACCCACCTTAATGAGCTCTCTCTGATTCTCTTATATACTACCACATATCTAATTCATTGTCAAGTACTTTCTTAGGCCAATTCGTTAGCAGTATAATGTCTAGGATATTCTGTTGACTCTATCTTGAGTATATCCTTAGCATCAAAGCCCATGCACTTATAAGTGTCAAGTGCATTTTGTAATGACGTTTCTTCTGAGCCACCGAGTTCTACTACTACTGGCGAATCATTATCAACGTATATTTCAGTTGTTATTTCTTTCAGTATAACCATAATTCTTAAACCTTTCTCACCGAATCACAATTCATTATAACAATATATGGGGGCATTGTCAAGTCTTTTTTTTAATTATTTCTATATTATTTTCTGTGGCTCTCTGAATAAAACTGATAAGTAACAAACACTAATCACAACAACTCTATGTTTATTTTGCCATTTAATTAAAGTGTCCGATATTCCCATAATATCCCACAGATTCCCATATCTCTTCCGATACGGCAGTTTCCCTCATAATATTCTAGTGTCATCATTACTATAAACAGTAGTGCAAACCCTATGAATGGCAGTATAGGCCAATGTTCTTTTACCCATTTTATCATAACATTACATCCCATACTATACACACTATCCACAATACAAAGAATAGTTTGATAAATCTATCTATGAGTATAAACAAGTCCATACTATTAGTTAAATGCAATTAACATTAACAATAGACTATTCAATGAGAACCCTATTGCATTAGATACGATATACAATGTATCTTTCGCATAGATGGCTCTTACTAGGAATAGAAACAGTCCTAACCAGACTAGGAATATAAAGTTCAATGGTGGTAGATCAGTTGACCATCCCATTAATACTGATATAGACGTAGGAGCAGTCGCCCCATGAATAAGTATCATACCTATCCATCCACAAGCCTCTGTAAACTTGTTTGATTTAATTTTTTTAGATTTCATAATAAATCCTTTCTTTCTCAATTTATACCTAATTATAACAAGGTATATTGAAAAAGTCAAGTACTATCTTGTAACCCTTGCTGACTGTACGTTACAAAGGATATGAATTTATATGATTTTGTTTTAGGAGAAAGAGTGGAGCGAATCACCCTACTATAAGTCCATGATTCATTTTATCTGCGAATTGTTTATAATAGTCTTCCTCTGACAACAGCACTTGAGAATACCTAGCACGATACTCATATAATTTATATTCAAAGACATCTTTATTCCTTAGTTCTAGTATCTTTTCATATAGTTCATCAAACTCTTGTACTCTCTGCCATTCTGTTATATTATACTTACCAAGTATATCGTAATCTCTCCATACAAATGGTATCATGCCTATGGATAAGGCCTCTGGATATCTTGACGTAGTAGCACATGGGTCTATCCAATTAAAGCATAGCGTGCTTCTTGCTGGTTCTAATAGTGGATATAGTTGTTTCCAGTCCTTTATCCATGCACTTTGTCTTTGTACCCCACTAGGAAACCCTCCTACCATGACTGTGGATAGGTCTGAGCGATATATTTTTCTTATTGTCTTTTCTCTATCGTTACCATGTTTCATACGACCCCAATAAGCGAAATCTTTTGTCTTTTCCAAATCAAACATATCTGCAAGTGGATTCTTTAGTGTCTGTATAAAGTGATACTTCATGCCATGAATATTTCCAGAAAAATCTATTTCATCTATTGTATGAAAGGTCTTTATATCAGGCAGAAAGCTACGATATAATTCTTCCGTATCTCCTCTGTCACTTCTCCACATAATAACAGTTTTATCTTTGAAATATGGCCTGATAGCGTCTATATGACTTTCTGACTTTGCAAGGTCTTTTGGATTCATCTGCAATTCACCATGATAGCGAAACTCCGAATCAGATGGTATAATAATGACATCAGCCCATTCTATATTCTCTGGTATTCTCTTTGGTCTACTCGTATCAAATGATACGTTATACGTTCTATACTCATGTTGAGGGTTTGCCCTCATAAACTTTACATAGTTCTCAAAGAAACTATCCAGAACTGTTTCTAACGGCCCATTATATTTTACGTTACTTCTTAATCTTGCAATTGTTATTTTCATATTACCACCATCCCATGACTCTGCCGTTGCCTGTAATTATCATCAGACAAGTTACTATGTGTAGTATAAACCAAAATGTTCTTATTGTCAAGTGAATATAATCATCTGGTTTATCATCATCATATGCACGACTACCCATAGCCTTACACCAGTATTTCCAAAGTATATTCATTTTATACTACCTATCATAACTAATATAGCAATATAGAAAAGAGCGAATATAAAAACTGGTGTTGCATTAGATATTTGTTTATCACTCTTTGGTTCTGGTTTTGTATAGTTATTACCCATGTAATCTCTATCCCAAGCATCTCGTCTTGTATCTTTCTTAGTAATCATCTAAAAGATTCTCCTACAAACCATGCAACAAGAGAGTATCGTGTACCAGATGTTACAGGCTTGACTCTGTGTTGCATATATGATGGAAACACGACTATTGTACCAAGTTTATCTTCTATAGGATTTGGATTATTCATAAATTCTAGTTGTCCACCCTCAAAGTCATCATTAAGTATTATACTCATAGATAATTTTCTTGTCTTATTATGTAATAGTTTTTCATTTGGTCTGTGATACCTTGTATATCCATCACCATCATAGTGATAATTCTGATATCCGTTTGTATCGTATTTTGTAATCTGTAATGCTTCAGAGGCATCTATTTGAAAATTCCAATTAGAGTATTCATTTGCTTTATGCATATATTCAAATACTATGTCATATATCCATTGTTCATTTGTAAAATGTGTCCAAGCAACTCTATGATTTTTGTAATTTTTCTCATCTAGTATTGCACCTCTTGTCCACTTGTTTTCTGCAAGGTCAATAATTTTTTTACAATACTCTGGTCTTAATTCTTCTGCAAATTTCCAATAGTCAAATTTTATATAAGTCATATCAGTCCATCTCATTTACATTAAGTTTATCTTTCTTAATAAGTGTAAGAGCAGCGTTTACAACTCTTTCTGGATACTTGATATCATATCCAGTTCCAGCCTTGAGTGAATCAAGATTAAGTAGAGATTTATGCCAATGTGTAATGTCATTCCAATTTGTTATGAGGTCTTGACATATCTGGTCATACTCTGCATCTTCTATAAGAGATTCATTCTCTTTATAATAAGCATACGAAAACATTAAATAGTATGGCACTAACATATTTTTATTGGTCAAGTATGGTTTTATCACTAGGTCTACCTCGCATCATTGTTCGCATATTTCTCATATCATCATTATAACTTATAGTAACATAGATCAGTCCACAAATCAAGTAAAATTTAATAAAAAATGAAATCATTCTTCCATGCCATATCCAAACATTTCTGCAACACCAAATACTTCAAGTATGAAAAAACTCATAATCAGTAATAGTATACTCCATACAATCAGTTTACCAGAGAAGTTAGTTGCAGCCATTTTGATTGCAATCAGTTCATTACCCAGAAATCGTAATGCAAGTTCAAACTCATTATGTTCGTTCTTTACTACAAGTCCGTTTTTCTTTTCTTCAGACATTTTGTTCTCCTTATACAAAATTAAATGCACCAGTAATTCGTGGTGTTTTGTTTTTACATCTTTCTACCATATGCATGAGTGATGAACGAAATATAATCAAAGATGCAGCTGGTGGATTGTAAAAACAATTTCTCCAACTGAAGTCATTCATCTGTCCATTTTTCAAAGGTAACATATCTGGTTCAAGTGGACTTCTAAAAACTAAATTACCACTATTTTCTGGATTTGTAAAAAAGAATACTGCTGAAAAATATGACGCTGGGTGATAATGATACTCTTGATAATCTCCCTCATTATAAAGATTAAACCAACTCTCATCTATATTATATTCTGCATCAGAACCAAGTTCTTTTGCAAACTCGGTTGTCTTTTCTTTTATTACATTACATAGATTCTTAAATATGTCATCTGTATGTAAATCGTGTGTCAAATGTGTGTTATATACGTCTGTGTTCCAATCTTTTCCACCACTTTTTGTAGTTTCTTTTATTTTAAGTATATGTTCTACACATTTTTCATTTTCTTTTTCTGATATAAGTCTATCGTGATAATATATTGGTGTAGGAAACCAAGCTTGTACAACTCCTCTGCCTCCTAAATTTTTAATAGGCATTATATTTCTCTTTTATCGCCATGGTTCTCCTAAAAACCATAAAACAAGGGAATATCGTGTTCCCTTTGTAATTGGTTTTACTCTGTGTTGCATGAAACTAGGAAAAAATATTATTGTACCTTGTGATGCATCCAAACTGTAGTCATTAACAAATTCTAACTCTCCACCCTCAAAATCTTTGTTGAGTGTGCAAGTCATAGATATCTTACGAGTCTTTCCATGTATAAATGGTTTTTCTGGACAATTAAATTTTGTAGGCCATGTGCCTAAACTATCCATATGAAAACTATAGTGGTCACTAGTGTTATACTTTGATATCTGACATGGTTCAGAAGACGAAACATCAAACTTCCACTCTGCATTTTCATTTGCTTTTAACATATATGGAAAAAATATATCATATATCCATTCCTCACTTGTAAAAAATGTTTGTCCTTTACGAATATCTGGATTTTGTACCACATCATCTGTTTCAGCAGAAACCCAATTATCCTCTGCAAGATTAATTAACCTTTGACAAACATCTGGTTTTATTTCGTTTTCCCAACGCCAATATTCATTAATCATGTTTGAGATGCCAAATCCACAATTTTTTTAGGAAAACGACTTCCCTCATCACTTCCTAAAAAGTATCCTAAATTAAATGCAATAGAACGTCTTTCACCATCACCGATAAATGGATATACTGTATGTAATAGATTACTTGGAAACATCAGTAGTTGACCCACTTGTGGTTTTACTAAAAACTGTCCACATTGTAACATACTGCTGTCAATAGTATTGTTTACAAACTCTATGCAGCCATCTATATCTCTTTTGCCAGGTAAGTTTCTAGGTTTTGTTTTTGGCATCTTTAAATATAACACAGCACTTATATCACACTTTGTATGATAATGAATAGGGTTGTACTCATTTTCATATTGAGAAACACACCATGCATTTGTGACATAAGTTGTTATCTTATGTTCTGGTAAGTCTGGATTGAATACAAAGTGATTATTTCTTGATAACTCTGTGCGAACAAACTCTTTACCAATCTCTTCAAACATACTTAGAAAATTATTCTCTTCAAGTTCTGCAAAATCTAATCGTGGTTCTGATTTAATAATACCAGCAAGATGACCATCCATATTTTGTCTATGTGAATTGTCATCTGTCATTTCTATAAGTTTATTAATATGTTGTTCTGGTAATGTTACATTCAGTATCATAGGCCCAAATGGTCTTAGTACATCAGATTTTATCTCTACTGTATTCATACTTTAAATCCTTTCATTAAAATTATAATTAACAACTATTCTTTTATCAGTATCAATGGGATTTGAGCCTGTATGTAATATTGAACCATCAAACACTACAAATCTTCCCTTCTTTGGTTTTACTTTAACTTTAATAGAGTAATCTTCATTAAATAAAATTGTATCCCCATCGCTTTCATTTACATAATATATCGCCACATAGTGTTTTCTTACATCATTATCTATATGAGGTGTGGTGTGATTATCAAGTGTGTTATTTGAACAATTCATTTGTAAATTTGCTTTAATTCTAAAAACTTCTAAATCCATTCTTTGAAAATGTGTCATCAATGGATTGAATAAATTAAAAGCATATTGATAGAAATCTGAATTTATTTCTCCTATATCATTTACAAGATGATAAAAAATGTGAGTAAGTTGTGGTGATTCAATTATATTTGGAAAATTATTTTTGTATTTTTCAAAAGTATTGTTATCAACTGATGTATTTAGTAAAAACCATGCAAAGTCATTACTAGTAACTAGTCTTTCAAAGTTATCTTGTTCCTCTTCATTGACAAGGCCATCTAATATTTCATAACCACATTCTTTAATCATGTTTTAAAACCTTTTGTAGATATAGTTTTACCGAAAGATGTAGTATCAAATACTGGTTCTTGATTACTGTCTACCAAATCATCTTGTTCTTTGTTTTCTACATCATATAGTTTCATTTTACTTCTGTCTATACCCACAACAAATCTTTTATTTACTGTAGGGTCATTATATCTATTCTTCAACTGTTTCACAACGATTTGATTTAACGCTTCAAGTTCCTCATTAGAAATGATTGCAAACATGAAGTCAGCGGTTGCCGGCAACCCAAATGATTCAGATGTGTCCTCAAGGCCGAGGTCTGACGAGGTGAATCCACTTCTTGTTGTTTGTGTCGCCGACATGATTGGAACATTACACTCAACGGCGAGTCCTCTAAGTTCTTCTGCAATAGATTTGATATAAGTGTACGAATTAACATTTGTTGCTCCTTTCAATCTAGAAGATGCACAAATATTTAGATAGTCAACAAATATCATGTCTGGTTTAAAGGATTTCTTGATTGCAAGTTCCTTAATCAATCCACGAAAGTGTGCAGAGTGTGCTGTTGCAGTAGGATATTCTTTTACTATAAGTGTACCATTAGTCTTTGCATTTATCTTTGCAATCTTATCATCAAACATTTTTTTTGGTAAGTCATGCAAGTCTTCCATAGAGATGTTCATTAAGTTTGCATCTATACGTTCTGCAATACGTTCTTCTGCCATCTCAAGTGTAATATACAATACATTTTTACCTTGAGATAATACAGATGCAGCCATATGACACATGAATAGTGATTTACCAACACCAGTTCCAGCAAGACATATATTCAATGTCTTTTGTGGAAGTCCACCTTTAGTTATCTTGTTAAAGAAATCTAAATCAAATGGAATACGTTCTTCTACTCTGTGATAGAAATCAAATCGTTTTTCTGCATCATTAAAATAATCATGTCCAACTGCATTGTCAAAACAAACTGCAAGTGCATCAGTAAGAATACTTGGTATTGCATCAGCACTACGTTTCTTATCTTTACCATCAATGATTGATATACCATCTACAATTGCATTGTATATAGCTTTGTCTTTACAGAACTTCTCTGTAGTATCAACTAACCACTCCATATCAACATCTGTAGAATCTAGTGTCTGAATTATTTCTACAATTTTCTTATGTTCTACATCTGTTAAATCTTTTCTGGTTTCTACTTCTATCTCTAGTGATATCTTTGTAGGTATCTTCTTATACTTGTCAACGAAGTTTGTTATTTCTTCAAATACAACTCGTTCTTCTTTTACATCAAAGTAATCAGGCTTAATGAAAGGTAATACTTTCCTACAATATTCCTCATTAGTAACTAAATTACTGAGCGTTGTTCGTTCTATTGTTTGATTCAACTGTTCCATCCTCTGATTGTGCAATTATGATGTGTAACAACACATCTCCAATTAATTTCATAAAGTCATCTCCAAATTTTTCTTTTGGAATCCCATTATTCTCTAGTATATCATACTCAAACTTAAAAGGCAACCCTTTTTTTTCAACTTCGCCTTCCACTATCTGCTCTGGAAGTGTAACTTTGCCATACTTGTATACAACCCCATGAAAATCAGTTTCAGAGGTAAGACCAATACAAGTTTGGTCTGGATAAGCATCGCTATTTAGAAACACAAACTTTTTTGTGATTGGGTCGTTTAATATTTGCTCTTGTGATGGTAAATTAGACATAATGTAAATAACTCCTTTTGTTGTGTGGTTTTGGTTTATTTCCAATCATCCCACATTATATTACCAGCGACCATGATTCTCTCATGTTCACATTTTTGTTCTGGTACTTCGTGATTTACCCAGCCTGGAAATAGTATAAGTTGTCCAACCTCTGGATATATTTTATTATCACCTACTACAGTAGGAAACACAAGTGGAGAGCAATCTTTACAACCACTTACACAGTAAGTATATGACCATAATGACGGCCAATGTTGATGTACTCCAGTACTATTACCAATCCTATATATCAATCCCCAAGACTCTGACACTCTAAGGTCATAGTCTTTAGGATTACCATTTTCATCACACTCATTAGTGTAAAATCGTTTTGCAACTGATATTGCACCTTGTCCAAGTAATGCAAAAGCGTCACTTGTTTCGTGCATATCCCAACGAGTACGATAACACTTTGCAGTAGTCAATTTACTACCATAACCAGCATCACGAATATCTTTCTCTAATTGTTGGTTTAGTAGTTCGCCATCAGTAATTGTTTCTGTAACAATTATTGTTTCTTGTTTAACTAACATTAACCCTCGGCTTGTTTATCAAGACGTTCTTTTTCTCTTTTATCTCTATCGTATCTTGCAACAAGAACAGACTCAAGTCTTACGATTCTATTCTTTACTGACTTGTTTCTTGCACCCTTGATTGATATCCAATGATTTCTTTCATCAAGTAATTCTTGTGTAGTTTTATTAGATAAGAAAACAGATTTGTCTTTAGCTCTTTGTTGTATAGTACCAAGTTCTTCATCAAACTGTTTTGGGTCTTTTGCTTGTACTTTACTCATGTATGAGTTAAGTTCTTCTAGTGTTTTATACATAATATTTCTTTCTATTTTATAGGGAAGTCTTTAATGGTGCTCTCTGCTAAGTACCTCTCAAACCTCTTAAAATCACCATCAAAGTGGTACTGAACAGTATGGACTACTGTTTGGTTGCACCTAAATTTTTCTGATGGATGTAGTTCGCTCAACTGTGCAAGTTGAGTACACATTTGTATTATAAAAATTAGTTGTGAAAGTTCAGTCATATAAACACCTCTTATTATTTATTAGACCTATTATGACACATCTTATAAATAATGTCAAGAACTTTTTAGGAGAAATTTATGTTTTTATTAGTGGTGGTCACAGCCTTATTTTGTGGAACAAATGCAGAGTTTTTTACTACTGCACAAAAACAGTATGAACAAGGATATGATTGGAACTATGTTGGAAAACAAGCACCCTCTGGAGTTCCAGCTATTACAATTAAACCACAATCTGGTGATGAATATATTTTATTTAAATTAAAGAAATGATACCACCCATGTATACGATTTACACACAAAATTCTTGTGGATATTGTCATCTCGCAAAAAATCTAATGAATGATAAAGGTATTGCATTTATAGAAGTTTCTCTTGAACATGACCAAGAAGCAAGGATTATGTTAAAAGAAATGAAGTGTAGAACAGTTCCCCAAATATTTGATGGAGAACTGCATATAGGTGGTTATACTGAATTAAGAGAACATCTTAGTTAGGCACCATGACCATATGTGTCATAATCCCAATCAGACTTTTTCTGTTCACTTAGATACTCGTTTTCTTCTTCTGTGTAAGGCCACATACTAATGCTTTTCGTAGTATTCGTTTATGGTCTTATCGTTTAGTTGTTGTAGAATTTGACTGTATTCTTTTTGTTGGTGAAATCCCAAGTGTGCTAACTCTCTGGCAACTCTTCTGTTAGCAGACATTTGTAATCCGTACTGCATTTTCTTTAGTGTTTTGTTTAAATAATTTCCTACTACCTCACATACATGGCAAGTTTCATTATATATTGCTGATGCAACTGACATTCTTATTCCTTTCAATGAAAAAATGGAGAACAAAAATCTGTTCTCCATTATATTTATATTGAAATGGTCTTTTCAAAAAAGACTATTACTGTTTCCAAAAAGGATATAATACCCTATCTGGACAACATTTTATGGACTTGATTCTGATGAAATTCTTTAATCAGCTTCAAGTATTGATACAAATGAATGTAATTCATACCCATCTCCTTTTACAAAGATGCGTTCCTTCTGCACTAATGCATACTTCCGACCCTAGTAGGGATGAACGATAACACTATTTATTACTTTTTAAAGTTTAAAGAGTGTCTTTTACCATTATATACGAAAGTAATTGTGCTATGAGAGTAGACAGTCCTAGATTCTTCTGTGTATCTAGTTTCAGTTTTGCAAACTGTTTGTGTGCCACCAGATGAATTACTATTCATGTTACCAAGAATAGAACCAATGATTGCACCAGCAGTTCCACCATCTGGTAAGTCTTTAGTTATGTTATTACCTATTACACCACCTATGATACCTCCCATGATTGTATCACTAGTCTTATCACCAGACACTTGCCTGTCATAACAAACTTCTACATTACTAGGTATCTTATGTATGACATTCTTATAGTGGTCTTGCACTTGTGTATCAGCCTTAACTGAATTTGCAATAAATGTAAATGCAATAAAACCTATTGCACCCCATGCTAATGTTTGTTTCTCAAATATATTCATCTTTTCACTCTTTCTTTTTGAAACCACGCCCAGAGTAGTTCCGTTATTATAAACAATACAATGCTCCAATTTAAGATACACATTGTATAACTATATGCAAAACCACAACAGACAATCAAATCCCAATTGTCAAATGGTGTTGGGCCTTTAGGTTCTGGATATTTGACTTCCCAACGCATAATTCTCTGCTATGTCCTCTGCTTCTTGTTCTGTTTGATATACACCCACAGATTTGCCTTCCCACAATACCTCAAACAAATGTCCTTTTTGTTGTACTGTGGCTTTTTTAATTCTATTATCTGAATAATATTCTGACAATACTTGTACCATTTTTAATTCTCCCAATATTATACCAGATTATCTCTGATTTCTTCCACACGACTTTGTAGTGTACTAATAGTAGTATGTAGGTGGCCAGTATCTTCTGGTCTTAACTTTGATTGTAAAATTGCGATTTCTTCCATTAAAAATATTAATCTATCAATATCTTTTACTAGCATCCTCTATCTCCCATGTAATAATTTTCTTCAAGCACATCATTCCCAAACAAATCTTTGTCAAGTTTTTCTTCTCTTTCCTTTATTTTATCTGGGTGCATATCCTCTAGATGTTCTTTAAGACTAATATAATTTCTTTCTACTTCTTCATATCGTGCAATTAATTCTTTAAATTTTATATCATAAAGTGTAGATATTGCATCAAGGGCTGAATCTAAATCGTCTGCATACTTTTCTGATTTCTTAATATCATAAGTTACATTTTGACAATCGTATATAGATTCTTCTAAACGATTTAGTTCGTCTGGTATTGTGGTCATATCAAGTCGCTCCACTTCTTTAGTTTTTCTCTTTTTTTATTTCTACGCTCTTCTATTTCATCCCAAGATAATACATCCCACTCTACTAATAAATCAAGCATGGTATAAACATCACCAACTTCTTCTTTAAGATTTTGTTCTGAATCAGAATTTTCATACAACTCACCTCTTCGTAATGCTTTAGAACACGCTTGAATTAATTCACCACATTCTTCCATTGTCACAATAAGTAATTGTTGCCTTGCATCTAGACTTTTCATTTGACTCATATCAACTCCTGCTTCTATATTTGATTCTCTATTTTGTATTTATCATACACTATAATGCACCCTTTGTCAAGTCTTTTATTATAAATAGTGATGAGAGAGAGGGTAATATGCCAGTAGCAGAAATATTAGCAGGAATCGCATTGGTTAAATCAAGTGTAGATTTCATCAAAAGTAATATAGACACTTGTAAAGACATTGGAGAAATCGGTGGTGCCATTGATGGTTTATTACGAGGTCAACAAGAGGTTAATAAGAAACAAGGTAAAAGAGGTCTTGGTGTTAGAGAACAGTTTGATACTTCACATATAGCAAGAGAAACTATTGATGCAAAGTTGGCTGCCGAGCAGTTACAAGAAGTTGCAAATATGGTGAATTTACGTTTCGGGCCTAACACATGGAAAGAGATTCTTGAAGAACGAGCAAGACGAATTGCTGAACAAAAAGAAGCAATCAGACTTGCAAAGATTGAAAAAGCAAAGGCAGATAAAGAACTATGGGCTGATGTTAAGATGGTACTTTTTGTACTAGGTGCTATTATAGCTGCGTTTGCCTGTATCGGTGGAGCAATATATTATACACAATGACACACGCATTTTTATTAATACTATATTTGGGTGGTAAGATAATCAGTCAAGATATGCACTTCTATAGTGTAGATAACTGTATATACTATGCAGAGAGATTAAATAGACAACCACCAGTTCCCAACAAAAGAGCTGGTGAAGACCAACCAAAAACACAGAAATATATTGCAGTATGCGAACCTCGTAAGGTTGACCCAGAAAAGGTATCTATTTACAAATGATTAAATACATTGCATTATTTTTACTCATACCCACACTTGCAATTGGTGGTGCAAAAACTATTGGTGAGAAAAAAGATTACACTCGTCAACAGAAGATTCAAAGAGGTGATATAGTTCTACCAAAGATGGTTACTTGTAGACTCAAGAAACGAGTAAAGACTAAATCTGGTGAAGAAGTTTGTATATATCAAGGGCAAAATAAAACATACGAGATGGCTATAGAGAATAACTGCCCTCGTCAATACAAATGTAAATACAATCCATATGGTGATGTACCTAACATTGGAAGTGTCATAGATAGTCTTAATGAAGCAGTAAAATAATATGGGAATATTCAGACACGAAAATATGGTAATAGATATGTCAATATCATCCAAGACAAAATTGTACAAGGATGACAAATTGGTCTTTATTGGAGATGGTTATAAGGCTATCAGTATGATGATAAACAATTCAAAGAATCAACAACCAGTAAAAGAAAAGTTTCATAACCAACTGACTATGAGAGAAAAACCTAAGTTTTCTAAGAATGATGACATAGAAACATTACGAAAACAAGCACTTGATGAACACGCCAGAAATCAAGAAAATAAAAAGAAATCAAAGAAGCGTTACTAATTCTCTATTTTTAATGTGGTCTTCCTCTATGGATTCTTTAGATTGACCCATATATCTAACTGCATGATGTTTCTCAATCATATACTCATTGATTGATTGGTCTGCATAGTTTGTAGTTCTCCAGAGTTCTCCCAGAATACGACCAAACTTACCCTCTTTATCTTTATGTGTCTTGAGTATGATATCAGCCTCATCATCTAACATTCCAGTAAGATATGCTTTTGCAGCCAGACCATACTTCTTTTCTTCTAAATCTCTGGTACGACTTTCTGGTGTATCAATACCATACATTCTAATTCGTTGTTTTTTCATCCAAACACCGAAACCTAAGTCAATATCTACATCAACTGTATCTCCGTCTACTATGTGTACTACTTTACATCTATATTCATACATAAATTTCTCCTATTCATAATTGGTCTGCAAATATAATATATACCCCAAGTATCTGTAACATAATAAAAATAAAGGTAAATGTTATTTGTCTTAAAAATTCTCTAAATTCTTCTCTTTGTTTATTTCTTCTATTCCTATACTGCAAAACTTTCACCACAACCACATGATGCAACTGCATTAGGATTTATAACTTTTAAATACGACCCACCAAACTCTGTAACATAATCTACTGTGCAGCCTATCACAAACATTTCTGCAATTCTATCTACAACTAGAATCTCATCAACAAGTTGTCCATCAGTTGCCTCATCCAACATATCCCATTTATATTGGAATCCAGAACAACCACCACCATTAACAGAAAGAAATGCATACTTCTTATCTTGAGCCCATACCATTTCTGTTAGGTAATCTTTTGCTTTGTCTGTAAGTGTAACCATAGGACTATTTATTAATCCATTTTACCCTCTGGTGGATAAAGAAACCAGCCTGTAGAAATATATTCAGATAGATTCATTCAGGCGTACATTTAACCTTTTAACTAAAGTTCCAACTACATTGTTCCAATAGTTCCAAGCCCAAGAGTCCACTTCACACATATCTCTTGCATAATAAGCGTTCTCAATACGGCGTTCTTCTAGTTCATACATTACACCTTTTCCCAACCTATTCTTGAACACTTGTATTTAGTATTACCAATCAACACAAAGTCATTAGTTGAAGTAGACCTACAAGTTGGTTCTGGCCCAACATACTCTACTCCATCATTAACCCACCAAGCATCTTCAATAGTATTTGTTTTCATAAATGCTTCTTCGCACTTTTCTAAATCAGACAAATTTTTATCTACCATAACAAATGCAACTGTGTGAGGTTTCTCATCAAAAGCAGCATGGATAACTGTAACCTTGTCCATAAAGGTTTTTTCATATTCTTTCATTAATGCATCATTCATTCAGTAAATCCCCCTTTTTCTATAGGTGTATCAAGACAGTATTGTGCCTGTTCTTGAGTCATGTACTGTGTGAACCTATCATAAGGTTGAACAAAACCATCTTCCTTACAGACCTTACCGACATACCAACCAGCGGCAGAAGCCATCACGATTGGTTCAGAAAGTTCAATTTCCTCACCATACATAGTTACTTTGTTGAACTCAATATCTTTAATGTTTTTCGCAAATTTCATAATTATCTCTTTCTCTTTAGTTTACTATTAATACTACCACATGATTCGCATAATGTCAAGTACATTATGCAACTTTTGGTAAAAAACTACTACCCATATTTTCAATATCTAACTTGTAAGGTTTATTCCACTTACCAATGTTAATGTCAGTATAATGCGACCTATCAAAGTGGTCAAACTGAGCATTATCATTATTGTAGTACTTCGTACCTTTCATTTCAGCAAGTAATTCATTTAGAAATTGTTTTGCAATTCCTTTATAATGGTCATCAATCCAATAAGTGTTAACTTGACTATAACCCTCACCATGACTAAAATCAAAATCAATCGGCCCTTCCATTACATCAACATATAAACTCATGTTATTTTTAACACCGATATTACCTTTACAACCATACTTTTTTAGAACTTTCTTAATACCTACTGCAAGTTCTTTTTTCATCTCTTGTGATACATACGCCATAATTTTTTCTTTCTCTTTATTGTTTATACTAATAGTATAGACGAAAAAAGGGGGTTTGTCAACCCCCTTTCTGTAATCCTTGCTGACCCTATGTTACAGAGGATCAGTATTTTTATGAAAATTAAAACTTAGCCGAATCAACGAATCACTTACTTTATTTCAGTTAACTTTGGTAGTTTTTTCATTGCTTTTGCATACTTTTCTCTTTCTGCAATAGGCATTGGTATCATACCATATTCTGACAACATACCACCTTCATTCCAATGTTTTGTCCACTCATTCATATATTCTTTAATACCAGGCACAACATCTATATGCTGATGTTTAACATAAAAGTACAATGCTCTTGATACTGCATAATCACCACTTGCAATTGCTTCAAATGTTGGTTCACCACCATCAATAATTGCTCCGTTTAACCTATCACTATTTTGGTCTAAATAACTAAAACCAAAAATACCATATGCAGTTGGGTCTTCTATTAGTTTTTGAACAATTAAATTATCCTGCTCTCCTGCTTCAATAAAAGCACCATCTGTTCTCATAGCACGACACTTCTTGCCTTTTTTATCGCCTCTTTCTTTAGAAGCAGCTTTTGCAATCTTGTCTTTGCCACAGTAGCCTTTTTGGTTTACCATTTCTGCATAACTTGCTCTTGTACCAGAAGTTGTTGGTGGGCCATACACTCGTATGTCTAAATTTGGAAGAGCTGGATTTATATCACTCCACTTTTTATATGGATTGTCTATCCATGTGCCATCTGCCTGTGGTATCTTTGCAGTTAATGCCTTTGCTAAATCTGCTTTACTAATATTTAATTGAATACCTTTTTTACTGCTTGCAACAACAATACCATCATAACCTACTTTAACTTCAGTTAAGTCAACACCATTTTTATCACAATATTTTAATTCTTTAGTTTTCATTCTTGAAGATGCATTTCCGATATCAATAAATTTTGTACCAACACCATCACAAACACCTTTTTTACCAACTGATGAGCCACCAGACTCAACAACTGGAGTTTTAAAGTTTGGATTTTTACCTACTTGTTCTGCAATAACTGTTGCAAAAGGTAATACTGTACTTGAACCAGCAATAGATACTTGTTCACGAGCAATTGCTTGCTGTGACATAAAAAAAAGTGCAGAAACTAGAGTTAATGCACTAAATAGTTTATAAGGGAAGTTATATAACATTAGATTTCCTTTCTAGAAAGTTACGAGGGGATTGCAATCCCCTTGTAACACTATTTAGTTTTTAAATCGTAAATGTAATAAAACTTTAATATTTACCTTTTCTTTTTGTCTAACTCACCTTGTATCCAATTCAATCCAGTTTTGTTTTGGACTTTCTTCTTTGCAAGACTCATTACTTGTTTATATACAGGCCCCATGACATCTTCTTCTGAATCATTATTATCTACTACAATAAAGTTCTGTCTGAAGTATTGACTGAACTTACCCATATTAGACTGTACAGTTTTCCATGACTTAGTTGCAATAGATCGTGGTACAGTTCTATCTCTTTTCGCATTTCTTTCTAGTGCAGTTTCAAGAGAAGTATTTACAAATATCATATGTACATCATATCCAAGTTGTTTTAACTGTGTCGCTTGTTTTGCAATCTTATCATAGTCTTTTCCAGTTCCATCAATAATAAGTCCAAGTCTGCCTTCAAGATAATTTGCTTGTCTGGCTGCAGTTACTCTTTTTGCTCTATCTCGTAACTTATCTCTAGGTTCTTCTTCACTCTTGGGCATTTTCAAAGACAATCCAGCGTCTTTAAGATACTTCTCAAATACGTCATCTGAATTAACAATCTTTAGACCAAGACCGCCTGTACCTCGTTTTACAACATAGGACTTACCACTCCCTGGGCCACCTGCTAAGAAAAATGCTTTAAGTATGTTGGGGTCGTAAACTCCCTCTTGTAAATCTTGGAATGTTTTCATTTTTTATTCTCTCTATAGTTTCTAGTATGTATTTATCAGTTTCCGTCATTGGTGCAATTTCCCTATCTCTGTTTATAAAGGTATTCATTTTCCTTAGTTTGAGTTTGGTGTTTTGTTTTGGCATCTATGCCTCCCTATGTTAAAATAATGATTGTCATAATGTAAGTCTATAGAGCTCCTTTCGTTAATAAGTTGTATTATAAACAATGCCAGCAGAACCGAGTGGTTCTACAGCTTTGCCATTTTGTGGTAATTCTTTAGGTAAAGAATCTTTTGATGCAGTTAAGATAATTTCATGTTTTTTGTCTGGTTGATAAAAGCTATGTCTTAATTTAGTTACCAGATATCTTCCAGAATAGTATTCATCAGTTTCTTTTTCATGTACTCTACCAGTAACAGGCACAGTTAACTGGATAGTTTGACCAGCAGCTATTGTAGTGTTACCATTTACTTTCATAGTTATATTAACAGAATTGTTTAGTTCCATAACTTTTGCTCTTCTGAAAAGTATTGACTCATTAAGTTTATTAGGTGCATAAGAATATGATAATTCTGGAGTTGTGTGTTGAGTATCTAAATCTCCATTTGTATTGGTTGGGTGTAGATAGATTTTTGAATCTCCAAAACTACCTACATTATTTTTAAAAATATCAATCTCGTTACTATTATATATAGGATTTTCATCTATTCTAGAACCAGAAAATTTATCAAAATCATCAAAATAATTATATCTTAATTTTTCAAACGATTTATTGTAGATGTTATATTTTATAGTATTAGAACCTAACATACCACCTAAAGTATTTAATATCATATCATTGTTTGAATTGATTTGAAACTCTAATGCTCTCTTAAAATCATTTTCATGGTCAACAGTTTTACCAGCGAGTGGCACTACATCTCCAGTATGAAACTCACCGATACTATTCTCTGATAATATTTTATTCAAACTTTTAAATTGTATACCTTTTAGATTCTCAAAAAAGAAAAAGTATGGAGAACCATCTTTTTTTGTTACGGCTTCCATTGTAAGATTTTTGATAAATTCATATGGGTGTAAATTAGGACAAACAACTTTTCTAATACCAGCAGTTTCCTCTAAATGTATATCTTTGTTTGAGTTTATATACCTTGAATCTGTTAATATATTTTCAACTATTTTATCTATTGGGTCTGTAAAACTTTTAGAAACTCTAACTCTTTTATCTCTTAATATCTCTGGTGAAACAATAGTCAAAGCCAAAACTTGTACGTTTGGGTCAAGACCTTCTCTAGCAGCAACTTTAGTTACTGCAAAAATCAAAGACAATTCTTCTTCATCTAAAGATGGAGTTGTTAATTTAATTGTTAAATATTCTTGACCAATTATAGGCCCATTTTCTGCAATATTATCAACATCTAAAATAGTGATACTACCAGATAATGCTGTTTTAAACATATCTTCATAAATGTCTATACTTTGTGTTGCCTTTGTGAGATTTAGTATACTACCAGAAGAAGTGTGTATTAACAATTCTTTGATTTGATACTCACCAGCGTATTGTAAATCAGCCATTAGATAATAGACTCTTTCATTAGTGTTTCATACTCTTCCACAAATTGTTCTACATATTGTGGGTCTAACAATCTTATACTTCTTTTTTTCTCTAATAAATCCTCTTCATATTCTCTGTTTGTTATAGCGGTTGCAGAACCATAAAAGTCTTGGTCACCAGAATATAAAGCAGAACTATTATAGACCTCTATTTTTGTAGTTGTATCTCCAGAAGACTGTGCAATTTCATAATGATGTGTGTCATCTACGTTTGTATACTTGTCATTTATATATTGTAAAAATTGTGCATATGTCATAGGCCATTGATGATATCTGTCTGTAATATCATTTACTAACAACACAATCCAATGTAACTCTGGATTACCATATAATCTATCTGCAATAGACTCTGGACTTTCTCCCTCTTTTATATCATATGTATCATAAAACAAAGTATTTGCTTTTACCTTTGCACGAATTGATACTCGTCTTAATAAGTTCTTGACATCTTTAAATTGACCATCACCTACAGAATCATATACAATTGTTGGAATATTCTTAAAATACATAATTAAAATCCCTCTGCAGCTTTTTCTCTAGTAATTAAATCCATCTCTTTAAATGCTAATTGTATTGCAACTTCAATTGGTGGAGCTCCATTACCAGTTGCTTCAAATGTTTTATATCTATCTCCACCATAAGTTACATTCATACTTTCTAAAACACAAGTTGAGATTTTGTGTAGATATTGGTTATCTTTATTAGCATACATATATTGTATATCAAATGTGTTAGGAATAGTCAATCTAGCTGCACTACCTTGTACCATCTCTGGTAACATATTTAATTTAAATGCTTTTACAATTTTTTGTATTTCTTCTGCTTCGGCTGCACTTTTTGGTATCATTTTAAAATCATACTGAAATGACCTTTTTGGAATACCTTTAAATGCAAGTTCCATTCTTGGTGCTTTAATAAATCCTCTTTGCATTTCTACAACTTCCATTGCACCCTCAAGGCCTGGTATCATATCTATTGCACCAAGTGCTTTTCTTATCATACCATCACCTATTTCAGGCCCAAGTGCTTTTAGATTTTTATTTACTGTATCTGCAAGAGATTTACCACCAACAATATCTTGATATGCTTGTGCTCCTATTGCTGCAGCTGCACCTATTTCTGTATCTGTATAGTTTGCACCATATTGAACTTGTACAGATGGAGGCATATAAAGTGCAATAGCAGTATCCAGTTTTACTGTCGGTGGTCTTTTGACATGAACAGTTGATATCTTTTTATATTTTTCTATTTGTGCATCATCTTCTGCTTTTTTTGCTGGTGCTGAACCACCAGCATTTCCAGTAGGGTCTTCTAATACTTTTCCGTTAACATCTTCTGTATGTCCATGTTGTCTATTTGCTTTAGCTAAATTCTTTTTTCCTTCAGCTTTATTAGCTTGTTCTTCAAAAGTCAATTTTGCATTTGTTTGTTGATTAATATAAAACATAATGTAATGACCTTGATTGCCAGTGCCAGGCGGGCCTTGTACATCAAGTGGAAATGAATGGATTTTAGTGTTATACTTAGTTTGAGATAACCCAGCAGTATCTGATAGGTTTGACCCTTTACCAGCAACACCTAGAAGTCCACCTCTAATATTTCCTGCTACTTTTTTAAGTGCTCTTCCAGCGATACCTTGAGCTGCGCTTCTTAACGGATTAAATGCCATGTATAAATACTCCTATAACTTCTATTTATAAAGATAAACATGGCATATAGTGGTAAATACATTCCTAGTAACCCTAAAAAATATAGGGGTAATTATTCTCAAATAATATATCGTTCACTTTGGGAACGTAAACTTATGGTATATTGTGATAAGAATGAAAAAGTATTAGAATGGGGTTCAGAAGAAATCATCATACCTTATGTATCGCCTTGGGATAATAAACTACATAGATACTTTCCAGACTTTTATATGAAAGTCAAACAAGCAAATGGTTCTATCAAAAAGTTTATTATAGAAGTTAAACCAAAGTATCAATGTAAACCACCACCAGCAAATCCAAAAAGAAAAACTAAACAATGGTTGAACTCTGTAAAAACATGGACAATCAATGAAGCCAAGTGGAAATCTGCAAATGAATTTTGTTTAGACCATAATATGGAATTTAAGATTCTTACTGAAGACCACTTGAATCCAAAGTATAAATAGTAGTATGGCACAGAGTAAATTTATACAATCAGTTGTTAAAGCTGCAAAAGGTAGACCAAAATCTACAGAATGGTATCGTGATAAAATTGCAGAGTTTGGTAAGCCTGGTGCAATGGATTTGATACGAGATGGTAAAAGAAACAATAGACCTTTTTATGGTCGTTTAAATATGTTCTTCTATGACCCTAAATATAAGAAAACATTACCATATTATGATACCTTTCCTTTAGTATTACCTCTGGAAAAATATGATGATGGATTTCTGGGTATAAATTTACATTACTTACCTATGACATTAAGAATAAGGTTATTGGATAGATTAGTGGATTATAGTAACAATACAAAGTTTGATGAAAGTACAAGACTTGCAGTAGATTATAGTAAATTAAAAAATTTAAATTTAATTAAACCAACACTTAAAAGATATCTTGCTGGTAGAGTTAAGACACAGTTTCGTAGAATAGATGCAGATGAGTTTACAGTTGCAGCTCTATTACCAGTTCAAAGATTTAAGAAAGCCTCTGCATCAGAGGTTTATTCAGATAGTAGGAAGATGATTTAATGGCAACTGGTTTTGGTGGATTAGTAGATGCAGTAGCATTTGGTGCTTTAAATGAAGTTCTAGGAGAAATTCGTGGTAAAGATGGAATGTCTAGACCACATAGATATGAGGTTACTTTATTTCCACCAACTGGAAGTCGTGGTTCTGTAGGATTAGGTAGTAACGTATTCTCTAAGATTATGGGCGAAGCACTAGGAGATGGAACAGTTCGTGCAACTGGACTTAAATGTGAATCTATATCATTTCCAGGCAGGAATATGGATACCACAGAAGATACTAATATCTATGGCCCAGTAAGAAGCATTGTTACTGGTTTTAGTTTTGCAGATATTAGTGCAGTATTTCAATGTTCTACTGACATGAGAGAAAAGAAATACTTTGAATCATGGCAAAGATTAAGTTTTAATCCACAGACATTTGCTTTGGGTTATTATAATGATTATGTTGGTTCTGTAGATATTCATGCACTAGACGAACAAGATAACAGAACTTATGGTGTAAAACTTATAGAAGCATTTCCAGTAAGTATAAATGAACAATCATTATCATATGCAGAAAATACCACATATCAAACTATAGGTGTTAATTTTAAATATCGTTACTGGCAGAACTTAACAGACGAAGCAAACTTACCAAAACCATTATTGACACGAATTGCAGAATCAGCAGTAAATACAGTAACAAGAAGAATTACTGCAAATATACCAAGTGTACTTAGAAGATTATAAAGGATGAAACATTATGGCTTTACCAAAACTAAATACTCCAACCTATGAGTTGGAACTACCCTCTACTGGCGAAAAAATTAAATATAGACCATTCCTAGTAAAAGAACAAAAAATACTGATGATGGCCCAAGAGGGTTCTGATGAGAATGAAATAGCAGAAGCTATGGGTAATTTAGTAAGTGATTGTACTTTTGGGAAAATTGATGCAAAAGTATCACCTATGTTTGATATAGAATATATATTTTTAAAAGTCAGAGGAAAATCAGTTGGTGATAAAATAGAATTAAATGTTACTTGTCCAGATGATGAAAAAACCTCTGCACCAGTTACAATAGATATTGACGATATACAAGTTCATATGTTAGAAGACCATACAAATGAAGTAAACATATCTGGTGATATTAAAGTAGTTTTAAGATATCCAATATTATCTGATATGAAAAATGTAAAAGCATCAAGTAATAGTGTAGACAGAGTTTTTAATGTTTTAAATAGTTGTATTACATCTATTCATTTTGGAGATGATGTTTACAATAGAGTTGATTTAACAGAAAAAGATATCAATGAGTTTGTAGACCAATTTACTAGTGAACAATTTGATACTATGGTAAAGTTTTTTGACACAATGCCTAAGATGCGACACATAGTAAACGTAACAAATCCAAAAACAAAAGTTACAAGTGAGGTTGTATTGGAGGGCCTTGAATCTTTTTTAGAATAGGACTATCTCACGATAGTCTGTTTAATTATTATAAAACTAACTTTGCAATGATGCAACATCATAAATATAGTTTAACAGAACTTGATAATATGATGCCTTGGGAAAGAGAGATTTATATTAATTTATTAATGCAATTTATTGAAGAAGAAAATAAGGAAATAGAAAAACAAAAAAGACAGAAATAGGGAGAGAGAACTATGGCTGAAGTAACAAAAACTGTAGACCCAAAGATTGCAGCCAAAGATACGAATGGAGATGGACATATTTCTTTAGAGGAATATGAAATGGATATGGAATTTAAACGTAAAGAATTAGAAGATGCAGATGCAATGCGAGATGCACAACGTAAGATGGCTTGGTTCGCATTAGGTGGTATGTTGTTATATCCCTTTGCAGTTGTGCTTGCAATGGCACTAGGTCTAGATCAAGCAAGTAAGATATTAGGTGATATGGCAAGTGTTTACTTTGTATCAGTTGCAGCTATAGTTGCAGCCTTCTTCGGTACACAGGCAATGGGTAAAGGTAAGAAGTAATGGCAGATTTCAATGATGTAATTAGTGAATTAAAAAGCAGTAATGCAGAAGAAAATCAAAGAGATAGTCGTAGACTAAATCAAGCTACTTCGCACAATCAAGACCAAGCATTAAGATTTGAGGCATTAAATCAAGCGATATCTGGAGTATCTAATCCAGTTGATACACCAGAACCAAAAGAACCAGAAATTAACAGAGGTGCTCAAGAAGAAATAGAAAAAGAAAAACTTGCTGGAGAAGAAAAAGATAGAAGTTTACTTCAAAAAATTGCTGGTGGTATAGGTGGTATTCTTGGTAATATGAAAGACAAGGCACTTGCCGCTGGTAAGGGTTTGATGTCTATACTGAAAGGTACTTTATTTGCTGGATTGTTTATTCTACTTGCAAAGTTTTTTCAAAGTCCTATGTTTGGACAAGTGATAGATTTTCTTACTGAAACAATTTTGCCTGGCTTAATAACTGTTGGTAAATTCTTTATGGCTTTAGGAACAAGATTTATTGAAGCATTTTCAAACATTCAAGTAGAATTTGATAAAGTATTTGGGCCAAACAAAACACTATCAGAAAGATTTAGTGGATTTTTAGGATTGTTTAAAGAGGGTGGTATTATTGCAGCTGGACTTGCTGGAATTGTTCTTTTACTAAAACCATCTTTATTATTTGGTGCATTAAAACTTGGTATCAAAGCGTTTAAAGCTGCACTTGCATTTGCTGGTGTTGGAATATCAAACCAAGCTGCAGACCTTAAAAAAAGTAAGACACGAGGTGGTAAAAAAGGTGGTTTATTAAGTAAAGCTGCTAACCTTGTACCTAAAAATATAGGTAGTAAAGCAGCTACTTTAGGTAAAGGTTTACTCAAGGGTGCAAAGTTCTTGCCTGGAGTTGGACTTGCTGTTACTGGAATCATGGGTGTGTTTGATGGTGTTAGTGCTGGATTTAAAGAATATAATGCTGGTGGAGATGCTGGAGATGTTGCAAGAGAAGCTGCAGCTGGTGTTGTATCTGGTTTAACTTTTGGTCTTGTTTCACAAGAAACAATATCTGGTGCATTTACCACTATCGGTGATAAGTTTAAAACTGGTTTTGACAAAATGAAAGAGGACACACTTGCTGGTGTAGATAAATTAAAAGACTTAGGTGTATCTGCAAAAGAAAAATTAAAAGATGTTGCTGGTGGTTTAAAAGAAAAGTTTGATAATGTATCTGAAAAGGTTGGTGGTTTCTTTGGAGATATAAAAGGTAAATTTTCTGAACTTACATCAAAACTTCCATCTATTAAAGATGTAGGTAGTAAGATAGGTAACTTCTTTGGTTTTGGTAAGAAAGAAGAAAAAGAAATGGCTGCACCACTTGTTCAGTTTCAAAAAGAAAGAACTGCACTTGTAGATAGAATAGCAATGTTAGAAAAGAGAATTGCAGAAGGCCCTAATACGATAAGACGAAATGTTGATAGAAATAGACTGCGAATGAGAGAAAAACAGTTAGAGGAGTTAGATAAATCAGCAATTGCAAGGTCAATGGGTGGTGATGCAGCTTCTACAAATGTTGTTGCACCTCAAGCAAAAGTTACTAACAATACTGCAAATACTAATATATCTTCAAGTTCTGCTGTTTCTAATCCAGACCCAACTTTACAGTTTGCATTTTCATAAAAAAAGGGGGTATAAACCCCCCTCTAATTAAGCGTTAGCAAGTTTCTCAAAGTAAGCCATACTATCCTCGTCTTCTTCTTTTGTAGAAGTAGACTCTACTGGAGTAGTATCAACTACTGGTTCTGCAATAGGTTCTTCTTGCATCTGTTCTGTAACATTACCTACAGTAACACTACCAGATAGAACTGCATCAAGTCTTGTCTTTAACTCTTCATAAGACTTAAAGTTTGAAGCTGCACTAAACTCTGCAAGTGGATATGCAGTTTTCCATACTTCCTCAATCTTTGCATCATCTTCAAATAGTGCAGATGGTGCTTCAAAGTCAGAACTATCGTAGTTCCAGAAACCAGCAACCTTACGAATCTTCAACTTGAAGTTTGCGCCTTCCCAAAAATCAAATGGGTTGATTGCCTTCTCATCTTCAAATTCTGGTTGCATTGCAGCCATAATCTTATCAAAGATTTTCTTTCCATAACGGAACAAGAATACTTTACCCTCATTCTCTGGGTGTTTAGAATCTGACACCACATAGATATTAGAGAAATACTGTAACTTTCTTTTCTGTTTTCTGGCGATTTCTTTGTCGGACTCAATACCAGTATTCCAATATGCACTATTCATTTCGGAAACTGGGTCTTTTTGACCAAGTGTAGTCAAAGAGTTTTCAATATACCATTGTCCAGTTGGGCCTTGAAATGCATGATTCCAAACTTTTGCCCAAGGCATATCTTCACCCTCTACCGCTGGTAGAAAACGAATAACTGCATAACCATTACCAGCCTTATCAACCTCTGGTTTCCACAATCTTTCGTCTTTGTAGGATTTCTTTTCTTGAGGTGCGTTTTCTTTTTCTACTGCACCAAGTAGTTTATCAAGAGAATTGCTTCTCTTCAAGTTTTCTAACGACATATATATCTCCTTATGTTATCGTATGTTATCGTATAGTTCTTCGTATGTTAAATCTGTTCCAACCTTGTAAAATTGTACATCAGAAAATTCTTTCTGTACCAGTTTAAATTGGTTATCCCAGTTAGTCGTGTTAAACCCACGACTATCAGCAGCAAGATAATTCTTACTACCTTTGTATATGTTATTTAGTGGTTCTGAATAGTTACTTCCATCAAACCCACACATATACACTTCTTCTGCACCACTCTTGCAAGCAAGATATAATGCAGTATTCCCAGCAGACCAACCTCTAGGATAGTCTATATCCTCTACCATATCGTTATCTGCAACCCATGTTATATATAATCCAATATCTTTTTCTAATTTCTTTCTTAAATCGTCTTTATCTAATTGTGGATTGAAAGCTAAAATTTCATCCATCACTCTTTGAACTGAATCTATTGTCTTACCTTGAACAACACAGCTGTTTCTATCAAATTGTTTTGTTTCATATACTGGGTCGGTATTTCCTACTAACATCATTGAAGTATCAAAGTCTGGTAGAACACTCCAATCAGAAAACCAACATTTATTTTTAAGAGCATAGCCTGATTCATATATTTCTTGTTGTACACCATAGTCTACAGAAACAAGATTGTCAACTATAAAATCACGATAAATCGCATTACAACCCCATGTAGTTACCCACTCACCCCCTATAATTTTATCTTTGGGTCTTGACTCTCCGTTTCCATAAACTATATGTTTCATTTAGACATTCTTCTTCTTATAGTACCATCTTCAATACTACCACCATTTTTTACTTCAATAGAGTTTTGTCCATCTGTTCCACCAGACTTAACTACATAATCTGCATTATGATTATCAACCCATCTTTCTTTCTTTACAAAATCTAGCTTATAAGTATCTCTGTCTGATAGATTTGCAAGAACATTAAATGCAAGACTTACTCTTGGGTCTGTAGTTTTGTTTGGTGCGAAACCATGAAACAAATAACTATTAAACATAATCAAAGAACCTTTAGTACAAGGCATTGCAATTCTATTTGTAAAATTAGGATTTGCTTTATGATAATGTTTCCTTAGTGAGATAAATGGGTCTGCATTATAAGATACCTTTTCAAATATCAAAGGTGGATGTTGTGGTGTAGATTCAATATAGTAAACACCACTAATCAAAGAGTTACTATGATTGTGCATACTTTGTGATGAATTAGGTCTTGACTTGTTTATCCAAGATTCATGTATCCAGAACTCTTCATAAGCAAGTGTCATAACATTATCAAGATAATCTTTAATACATTCTTCAAACCACACTTTTAAATCATCTAAACCTTTATTGTCAACAATGTTTGGATTTTCTGAACTAAACTGTGTTGAGTCTGGATTACCACCACCTTGTTTAGAATATGTGAAATCATCTATATCTGGTATAATAGGTGGATTAGGGTTTTGATAAATCTTCAAAACCCCAGCAGGAAAAATAGGAATACCATTATCCATTTTTACGCTCGTTCCACTTTTTACGAGTTGGTCTATAACCTTTAGGCCACTCTGGTAGTTTAGATGCAAGTTTCTTGCACCTCTCCAACAACTCTTCGTTAGCCTTAACTAACTCTGCATTATCGTATTCAAGTTGTTTGATACGATTTTTAGTATGAATACCCTCTAGGGCTTCAAATGCTTTATTTCTTACAGCTTGGTTCATAGTATCTCCTATATTGGTAAAGTTGCTGTTTTTTCTAAAAAGTTCAATTCTCTTGCATTGGCCTCAATCTTTTCTTTAAGACCTTTTGTAATTAAACGACTTATAGAATCTGGTTCTAGATTATTTTTTTCACAATAATATAACACGGCATCCATATGATTTATCTCTTTATTTTTTGCAATGTTTTCTATTTCTAACGAAAATGTTTTAGCTGTTTGCATGGTTTCCCTTTTGATATTTTAATATATTCATAGTATCATATTGTAATGTGTTTGTCAACACTTATTTTATTTTTTTATTCGTGTTCTCCACCCATATCTTGTGGGTCTTTTTCATATCTTTTACCATTATAGTAAATGTATCTGCTACGACTTGTTGTATGATAACCATCATTTCTAAGAAAGAAATCTGGTTTTCTTCTTGCAGTTTCAAATGTTGCAACTGTAACTGCGATTGCAGCCAGAATGATAATGTGTGCGATTGCAGTTACACCAAATATCCACATACTACTAAAATATGAACTAAATGCAATGCACCACATCCATGCTAGCACTTGCATTATCATATGTCTGGTATTTGTATGTGGAATGTTTTTTAATGGGTTTCTATCATGGTTCATTATAGATTCCCAAGTATCATAAATGTATTTCATATTCACCTCTTAAATTAAGTGGTAGGTTATTCTGTTACTAGGAAACCTACCGAAACCCTATCCGATTACGCTGCTAGAGCGAAATCTTGAGGTGCAAAGTTATCGTTTGCATTTACTTAAATGAACTATTAAGCGTTCAACCTACAATTCTCCTCTTGTCTATCCCTGCCTGTCAATCCTATTTCACCCCCATTAAAATAAGTCTTGCTTGTCGTGGTGATATGTTGTTGATACACATCCACTTAACTAATGTCTTTCTGTATTCCCAAAGTATTACTTCATCCATTTTAAAACTCATTTTGGTGGAGGTGATGGGTACTGCCCCCATGTCCAGCCCAGTATTCAACTCGTATCAACAAATTGTACTATATTTATAACACATTCTCTTTGTAATGTCAAGGTTAAATATCAAGTTTTTTTTCTGGTTCTGGTGGTGGTGTTTTCATGTAGTCTAAGAATCTATCTTGTCTAAAGCAGTATATTTTAGAAGGCCCATTAAACTCTCTAATGGACACTTCTTGGATTACTCGCATATTTACTTGTGCTGTTCTTTGACAAGACTGTACAGTATCATACATCATGTTAGTAAATATAAAGTGGTCTGCTGTGCCATCACTATGCAGATTGAGCGATATCAGTACTAATAACCATTTCATTTTTTTCTTCCCATTCCTTGATGGTATCAGTTAACAAGGGTAGATACTCTGTCTTATCTTTGACAAACTCTTGGACAACACCATCTTCTGTAACAACTAGAATACAAATTTGATTGATTTCAATTCCAGTTCTTTCTTCAAACATCTCTGCATATGCAGACGCCTGAATATAGTAACTCTCGTTCCATGCATCACTTCGTTCTTTAGTTGAAGTTTTAAAGTCTATAATAGATAACTTTCCATTATATTCTGCAATACAGTCTACACGACCAGCTACCTTATATTTATCAGAATAGAGTCCACACTCTTGTGCATAAATGTTATCCACTTTTTGCAGAACAGATTCTTTAAGTTGATTGAACAGAACGTATGGTAAAAATTTCTTTTTGTGTTTTACTTCATCAAAATCATTATTAAGATAATCTTCACACATATGATGAACTAATGTTCCTCTGTTTGCAGCTTTCCTTGCAACATAGTTTGCAACATCTTCACCAACTCGTTTTCTCCACTCAAAGAGTCCTTTCTTATTTCTTACAGAAAGAACTGTAGTTATTGAGGGATAAAAGTTACCATCTGGTGTTTCGTATAAACGAACTCCGTCAGTTGTCTTTGCTTTTATCTCTGGGAGATTTATCGTCTTGTGGTTGTATTCTTTCATTATTATCACTTTCTTCATGTTTATATTCTGGTGGAACTTTCCCCCACCCTACAGTCCTATCCCACTCTCTTTGAGTGTACTTAGACATTCCTCATTCTTTCAACAAGTCTATCTGCTCTTTTGGTTACTTGACGATACCATTTGCTGTCTACCATCTCATCTGCAGCTGCGTTCCAATCTCTTGCATCTACACCTCGTTTCATGCCCTTGAACTTGGACAATCTTGGTCGGCCCATATTGAACATCATGTTCGCAATTATTCTTTGCACTTCCTCTGGTAACTCATTAAAGTCTGGATATAGTCTGTCGCAGTCTGACAAGACAATTTGGATATCGGTGTCAAAGACTTCATTGCATCTATCTTCGCTGACAGGCGTTCCAACTTCCCATCCATATTCCTCATCCCATTCAGTAACAAGATGGCCAATGCCAAAAGTAGGCAGACCAAGATGGTCAAGGTATATTTCGTTAACACTTCCCTCATCATATTCAATTTCCTCTCTTAATTTATCTATGTTCATTATCGTTACTCCCTTTTGGTGATGGTGTAAGTTTAAATTCAGTTACAGGCTTTCTAGTTTCTTCCCAATCTATATCTAAATTTCCTACTGCCATAATTCTTTCGTGGTCACACTTTTGTTCTGGAACTTCGTGATACAACCATGCAGGCCAAAGTATAAGTTGGCCAGGTGTTGGTTTTACTTCCAAACCATCTGCATCTGGAAACACCAGAGGGGCACAATCTTGACAACCCTTTACACAATATGTAAAACTCCATACATGAGGCCAATGATTATGTGCCTTTGTTATCTGTCCTTTAGTATATATTAAACTCCAGAAGTCCTCAATTCTTAATGCATATTGTCTTGGAGTTCCATCTTCATTTGTTCCAGTCGCAAGAGGCATTGTTTTTGCAAGACCAATAATCGCATTACCAAGTATTTTAAATGTTTCGTAATGACTATGCATATCCCATTGTGTCATATAACACTTTGCAGCTGTAGTTTGTTCTAGTCTATCTCCAGCGTGTTTGATATCTCTTTCTAAATCTTCGTTTAGTTGTTGCATATGTGGATGATTTAATACTTTAACTTTAACTGGATTTTGTTGTGTAAATTCAGGCCACCCATCTTTTGATGGTTTCATATAGATTTTTGTCACTTACTCTAATCCCATTCCTAACTTAGTTTTGTTTATTAGATAGTTTCTTACAAATCCAGAACGAACTATATCACCTATGTCAAATTCTGTACAATTAAATTCTTCCATTTCTTGTAGAATTTGTAAAAAGTTCATCAATCCATTTCTCTCATTCATTTTAGTTAAATCTGTTTGACCAAAATCACCACAGAACATTATCTTAGAATCTTGTCCTACTCTTGTAATAATTGTATCTAGTTCGTGGAAGTTTAAATTCTGACACTCATCAACTATGATGATACTATTGTCAAAAGTTAAACCTCTAAGAAATGACGTAGATAAAAAGTAAAAACTTCCTTGTGCTTTTATTCTGTCATACAACATAGAAAATGCCTGTTCATTAGGTTGTTCAAACATAAATTGCATCATGTTAGAATATGGTACTTGATACAATGCAGCCTTATCTTCTTCATCTCCAGGCAGAAAACCAATCTCTCTTGTTGGTATAAGTGAACGAACTACGATAACTTTATCGTATGGAGTTTCATTCTTTAATACATCTTGAAGTGCAAGATATAATGAAATAAATGTTTTTCCAGTTCCAGCACAACCAAATAGAAATTGATTTAAACCAGATTTATAAGTTTCAAAAACTTTTTTTTGACTTTCTGTTACTGGTTTTATTTGATTTAATTGATTAAATGTGATATCTTTTTGTTTCGCCATGATACATCCTTATTAAAGTGGAGTAGGAGTGGAACACACTCCTTACTCCTACATGAAAGCTGATACACTATATATTGTTTCCATGCAGTATTATTTATATTAATACAAGCCTGTAGTTTTATTCTTTTCATAATGTTTGGTTACATTTTGACCAGCAACATCTACAAGTTTGTGTTTCTTTGCTACATTCTTTACCTTAATGTTTTTGTGTGTTCCCTTATTACCATATCTTTCTGCAAGTGGTGAGTTAGGGTGTGAGTCTGCAATCTTTGCCATAGTTTCATTAAATCCACCATCAGACTTAGGGCCTCCACCTCTTACAATATTTGGTGCAGTAATGATTTTTTGACATTGTGGATTTTCATCTAAGAATAATTGAAGTTCACCCCATGTACAAATGGTATCAAAATATTCATCTTTATCGTTATCTTTAATTGTGTATGTTGGCATCTTTTTTCCTTTAACTATGATATACTTCTACATATGCATTGCAGTTATTACATGATAGATTCGTAACCATAGTATGTTCATTATCAATTTCAGCATCTTCTTCCAAATTATGGTCACCACCCCAAATAAGTTTTGTTCCACAACTCCAACAATTCATACCCTCTTTTAGTTTTTGATTCTCATCATATAACTCTTGATTTCTTTTTAGTACATCATAATGACATTTTGTTAATTCTCTTAAATCCATCATTAAACCATTTGAGTGAGAGTGTTCCTCTCTTATGGCAGATTCTTTTTCTTGTTCTTCTCTCAAGCGCCTACCCATGTAGTCATAATATCTTTCGTCTGAAACCATTCTGGAATCTCCCTATTCTTCCAACTCGCAAAAGAGTTCTTCTCAACTATATAGTAGTTCCTATATGCAAGTATAGGATTGTCTTTGACCTTGCACATTTCTGGCATACATTGAGGTAGTTGTGTTCCTTTGACCATAGGTATATTACTTGGTGGTCTAATAAGTGCAATAGATGGTTTAGATGAACCATGTATTTTACCATAACGATTTGTAAACTCTGAAAGTACAGCCATATAGAGTTTATACATTTGAAAATAGTTTTCTATAGATTCACGAACCCAAATTGCTGATGGGTGATTAATGTGAGAAGCTTTGTATAATATATCTTCTCGTTCATCATGTAGTTTCCATCTCTTTATGTTACGACCTATTGCAGTTTTACCTAGATACATTTCTCCATCTAGTAATCTATGTGCCGTAGACATAAGTTGTGCATACTCAATGGGCATCTTGACTATATGTTTGTCAATATGACACTTTGCATTTTGGATAGGGTCTTCATGTAGATAAAATATATTCATTGTTTATCCTATTGTTACATTAAATGCTATGTTGATTCTTTGTCTATCAGATTTGTTTTCTTCAACTTCATGTGGCACCCAACTTGGGAAAAGAACCAAACTATTATCTTTTGGATTCATTTTAAACTTTTTAGTAAATGGTGATTTTGTATAACAATCATGCATTAAGTTTTGTGTATTATAAAATACTAAATTGCCCGTATCCTCTCCTTGAATATAATATATTCCAGAAAAAGAAGAAAAGAATTTATGTGAGTGTAAAACATTACCAGAACCTATTTCATTTACATTTGTCCAATAATCATAATTCAAAATTTTACTAAGTAAACTTCTAAAGTTTTTATCTTGTTCTGCATAATATATTGTAGCTTCACTTGCTGTATCTAACATACAATTAGTTAACCATTCAATATTTTTATATCTCATGGATGAACGCCAACAACCATCATTACTTCCACCTTGAGTTAATACATTTTTTTCTTTTGCATCATTAATTTGGTTTAGTAAATCTGATGATTGGTTTTTATTTGCTATATTAGTTTTAGTAAATAAATCACAACCAAATAATAATTGTCTTTCCATTATATTTCCACATAATTGATATTAATATTAAGTCTAATATTACTATCTGTTTGACCAACTGATTGATGTTTGACATCACCATCTACGATTACAGCTCTGTTTGCTTTTGATTGTACAAATTTGTCATTTTCAAATTCAGTTCCACCATTATTATTGTTTATATAATACAGTAAAGTTTTGAAATTGTCAAGAGGCTTTTCAACATTATTTTCTTGAACTAAATCATAATGCCAACCATATCTAACATGGTCATCTCTTATAGTAAACAAGTTTGCTTTAGCTCTTATTAGTTTCATGTTATCTTTTAGTAAATACTGCAATTCTTTTGCGATTGTATTTGTGGGCATTCTTATATCATATAACATATTATTAAATGAAAACATACCTACATAATCAGCACTTGGATTTGCAACATTTACATATTCCCATTTAATTTTATTAGTTGTATATTTTTTATATATTTCTGTGAATTTGTCAAATTCTAAATAGTCATCAATAATTTCCATTACTATCTCCTTAATGCTTTCCAACTTATAGGAAAATGTTGTTTTGTTTCACAATCTATTTGATTTGCAATAACTCTAGTTTCCCATTGTGTATCATCTTTACATCTTAAATTACAAACTCTTGCAAAGGCCATAAGTGTTCCAGACCAATACCACTCTGTATATAGATTCTGTGGTAAAACCATTCTTGCCATCTCTGGTGCAATATTTGCTTTTAACATATTTTGATATGTTGTCTTGACAAACTCTAAAGTAGAACCAAGACTATATTGTATAGTTTCATCAGAAGAACCTTGTTTCTTATTATCTGCTTTTAATCTCCACTCGTCTGGAATATAAAACTCTGGTTCATCATCTACATATCGTCTTGATACTTCATTCCATACTAAACCGACTTGATGTTTTACAAGTTGCCTCGCAACAAAAATTGGAGCCTTAATATGGAATTGTATACTACAATGTCCAAAAGGACTCCAATGATTGTGTTCTGCAAGATAGTTAATAAGTCTTACATCTTTAGGTGCATTAAATACTTTATGTTCTTTTGCAAAGGAAACACGAGCTGCATTAACTACAGTTAAATCTGTTCCCATTACATCTATGACTTTTGCTTCCATTACTTCTCCCATTTGTAGAATATATGGTCACCTATTTCTACAGTTTTAGTTTTAGATTTTCTCCATGCTGGAAACACATAGTCTGCATGATAATGTGTTGCCCCATCTGTAATATCTAAAATAGTTATACCTTTAATTAAAGACACATATGCAAGATTATATATCTCTTTATAGATACGTTTATCTTTTTTGTGTATCTTATCTGCCTTACCATCACAATACCACGAAAATTGACATCTGTGTTTAATAGGATAGTAAGTTCCATTCTTCTTCCAAGACTCCCTTGTAGGCCCTTGTTTAACGACCTCACAGACAGTATTAGGAAACCTTTTATCTTTTACTCTATTCAAAGTCACAGAGATAACTGCACTCCAACCAGCAGTTCCTTGATTCCTAGATTCAAAGTAAACATTATCTGCAAGACAAGTTGCTTGTATAGGACTTACACCAACTAGTTTTGGTTTGTCCATTGGTAATGATGGGTCTGCTGTAACAATACCCATAAGCATCATCATTTCTTTTAAACTAAGCATATATACCTCTTTTTTTATATTCTATTAATAAAGTTTCTTGCATTGCATAAGCTTCTTTTTCCCAAGGCAAGTTCATATAATCTATACAAATGTGTACTTCACCTTTCCACATTTTTTCTATACCTTTCATTTCTTTTAGTTCGCCTTTGAATTGTTGTTTCACATGAACCAACTCATGTAAAACACAAGTAATGAAATCATCTCCTTTAAGTCTTTTATCAATTTCAATATGAGAACAGTTCTTATCAATCTCCATACACCAACCTTGAACTTCACCTTTTATTTTAGTAAGGTCAAATTCAATATTATAAGACTTGAATCTGTTGAAAAACTTATCACAAAACCAATCAGTAATATTGTGAACTAATTCTCTTTGTTTTTTAGTTCCACCATATACTAAAACAAACTTATCCATTAACTGATATTCCACTTCACTTCAACTTTACCTTTTTTCAAACAATCTGCAAGGTAACTAATGTAATTAGCAGCTGCATACTTTTCATCAGATGCACCCTCTGTAATTTGAACAAAGGCAGTTTCAAGATTTTTAATCATTGACTTTTCTGCTTCACCAAAGTTCATTACGAATTGACCTTCACTATTCTCAACAAACATTTTCTTTTCTTTCCAATCTTGATAAAAATAACCCATTATATAGCACTCCCATAATTAATATTTTCTGGTTTCACACCGACTGCTTCAACTTCGTCAAGATATGTATTATAACCATCTTCCCAAAGTTTCATAGCATCTTCATCATTCTTAAATCCATTCTCTGAAGCAAAGTCCATTGAAGAACTACCCATGATTATTTCATCAGCACCTTTTGTTCTTAGTGCATAACTAATCATGTCTGGAGTTTTGGCCCATGCAACCAACTCGCCTGGATTTGAAAACATTTGAATCCCACCTTTATGGGCAGCAACAAATCTAATCGCATTTTCTTTTCCAGAATTATCATACATCTTAAATGTTTTCACGATTTTCTCCATAATTATTTCTCTCTCTTTATTGTTTATACTAATAGTATATACGAAAAAGGGGGGTCTGTCAACCCCCCTTTAAAAACCCTTTGATTTCAACGACTTATCCATTCGCATTTTTCATCATATATTGTAATCGTTGCGAATCAAGGGAAGTGATTCGCATGGCAAGTTTTTTTGAGAGAGAGAGGAGTGCCATGCGAATCAAACTCATTATTCCATACAACCTTGCATTAATCCCTCTGTAGTGCAAGGGTCTTCAACATATCCTACAATCATTACACAAACAACAATCATAATACAACCTAAAAATACTTTCATATTAAACTCCATTATCAAAAACATTTACATCAGCATCAGAAATCATACCATCTTTTACATCATTAAAGATTTCAGTAAAATGTGCATAGTTTTTCCAATACTTAGTTTTTGCACCAAGAGCATCCATGTAAACTGTATCTTTAACATTTTTCCAATCTACATCATTTATGTTCTTGTTCCAAACTTTTGGTTTTACCCATTCGTAAATGTGTCCATAAACCAACAAATCAATTTCTTTTTGATTAACCATAATCTCTTTCCTACAAATATTCTGGGCCAGTCCAATTAATATTGAAACCACCCTCTAAAACATTACCTCTTGGTGCATTTCTCGCTGGAGCATTATAACCAGCAGCCTTTAGAACATCACCTCTTTTGAACTTTTTATCATCATCAGTATTCACAACAAAACCCCAAACAGAACCCATTCTACCAGGCGTATGGTCTGAAACTCTACCAATCTTGATATATTTCTGTCCAACTTTAACCATAAACTTATCACGAAAATCATCAGAAGTCCTATGTTTAAAACCATTTTTTGAATAGTCATATGCAGCAGCATCTAACATATTATTGATACCATCATCAATACTAGTGAATTTCTTCTTAATCATTGTCATATTTTTTCTCTCTCTTTATTAACTATACTATTAATATACCAAATAAAAAGAGGTTTGTCAAGTATCATTTTAAGTCTTTGTTTTTGTTAGGTTTTTTAGAGTTGTGTTTTTTCTCTTTTTTGTTTTCTTGCGAATCACTTCTTTTTTGAGAAAAAACAATTCTTTGTATAGGAGTGACTCTCATTATCCGTTTGCAAGACCCTCTTGAGCTGGATATTCTTCAACCTTAAAGTTTTCATCCCAACCAAATGCTTCTCTTACAACATTTGCAGATAATCCTTTATAGATTTGATGTAACTTTTTATCCTTTGCATTGACAAGAAGTTTTGCTTCACTTTCATGTAAACCCTCTAACATCTGAAAGAACATATTTTCTTTCTGTGGTTGTTTAGTTACATTGTCTGCACCCTTAATAAATCTCCAGAGTTTCTTTGATTCTTGTAACAGTAGAGTATGTTCTGTTCCAGCTGGTGCTTCATTAGGTGTATAAGGTACATCACCTTTTGGAAACACCCATTCTATTTTAGGGTCAAATGCAGCTTTAAGAAACATCTTTAATGCATCTGTTTTATACTTTTGTAGTATCTCAACTTTTTTATCTTTAGTTTTTGCTTTATGTACTTTGTCCAATATTTCTGAAAAAAGTGGGTAATATGTTTCTTGCATTTAAAATTCTCCAATTTCATTAGTAAGATTTTTTAATCTTGATTGTATAAAATAATTTAGTAATTTACTTCTATCACCACAAGGAGCTTCACAAAACTCAACCATAATTTCTTTTTCAAGTTCCTCTGGAACATTGTCCAAGTTGATAAGTGTATTATTTCTTTGGTAATTTCTTTTGACTTCAGAAGGCAAATCATCTATATGCATATCCAACCAATTCTCAATCTTCTTTCTTCCTAAAGGTCTTTGTCTTATACCATCTACGAAAGTATTATCTTGTGATAGAACATTAGGTACTCCATCACTAGTGTCGCCTTTAAGTATGTGTTCTTTTATATAGGTAGTTGGATTATGTCCATTTACCATTTTCTTGAGTATTGGTGAATACTGTTTTACATTAGGATATTTGTGTAACTGAATAAAATCTTTATCTCCAGACACAATCATAATTTTTTCATCTTGAAAGTTTTTACATAGAGTTGCAATAATATCATCAGCCTCACAACCATAAATTTCTAGATATTTGTATGGTAGATTTTCTTTGAACTCTGCTTTGATTTTATTTAAACAACCAAATATAGCATCCCAATCTTTACTATCTTTTTCTCTACCTTTTTTACGACCAGCTTTGTAATTAGGAAAGTAATCTCTTCTCCAATAATGTTTAGAATCATAAGTTAATACAACTTCTCCAAACTCTTTATGGAAATCACTTCTGTGTAAACGAATAGAGTTAAGTATCATGTGTCTTACCATACCCTCATCTACTTCGTTACTTTTTCGCATATTCAAATCCATCATTAAACTTGCTAACGAGATTTGATTCATATCAATAATAATCATTACTTATCTTTTTCTTTGTTATCTTCTATGGACTTAACCATTTGTTCTAATAATTCAGCATCAAATTTAGAATATACATCTTCTATTGATTCTGTTTTTGTGGACATTACCGAATCAATTAATATGTGCATTGGATGTGGATATTTCATGTGTCTAAAAATAATAGACCTAACAACTTCATTAATAAAACCAATCTCTGCTACAAACTTATCACTTTTTATATCAAGACCATTTTCACTAAGTCCATGTATCATAGGTATCATAACACTTTCTGCAACATCATCAACAAAAACCATATCATCTGCAATCTTATCTGTTTGACTTTTAGTGATAATCTTTGCTTTAGACCAAGGCCCTTTGATTACGTTATTTACCCCTTTGGTACTATCGTCTGCCATTTTATCCTCTTCTCTTGATATGCACCATACCTATCATCACAGTAATCACCATGTCGTAAGTAGTATTGTAAGTTTCTAATATAACCCTCACAATCTGCAAGTTTTGCTTTCGCACCTTTTATATCTCTACGAACAGATGCACGATATTCAGAAAGTTGTTCTTTCTGATTCTTAATCCAACTCTGTACATTTTTTGCAGATAAGAAATGTTCATCTCCTTTTGCAAGTACAGTATGATGAATAGAACTTTTCTTTGCTGGTGGTTTTGCAGCTCTCGCCTTTGCAAGTCTTTCACACGCAGCTTTCTTTTGTTCCTCTGTCATAGGTTTACGTTTTTTCTTAATCATTCCATAATCCTTGTTCTTTGAGTTTATCTACTTTCTTTAACCATCTTTTACGACCAGCAGCTCTTTGAAGTCTTTTCTTTTCACCTCTAGTCTTATGAGAAGTTCTTTCTCGTAGTTCATTGAAGATGCCTTCTTCTTGCATACGTTTCTTTAGAACTCGCATTGCACCATTGATGTCATCTCCACGAACCATGACAGTTAAACCTTGTTTTGGTCTATCTTTTCTCACATCATATCCTTTGTGATTTTTTTAGTAACTATGTTACTTATAGATTTAGACTCATCTTCTTTCTTAGATTTCTCTACTTCATTTTTTAGTTCTTTAAATGCAACAGTAGACCTAATCTTAGAATAAACTAACTTATCTTTCATCATACGATTCATGATAATCTTTCTAGCTTCTGTATCAGAATACTCAAGTAATACAAATGCACGAAACTGTGTTCCACTTGGATATACTTCAATCTCTTTAGGATTGTAACCAGCAACATCTACAGATGCAATTACATTCTTGACTACCTTTTCAACTTCTGACATTGTAGTTGCAGATATATCTTCATCTGTTCCTAACCTTGTCATAAAGGTTTTCATCAGACCATCTAGTTTACCATTAATTCTGTCTGCAAGTGTATACTTTGCATTTAGTGTTGCCATATCAACAGACAGTTGTAAGTCTGGAGAAGATGAAGAACCAACAGAATAAATTGCATTATCCTTTTTAGGTAGTTTCTTATACCATTTAGGAATAACTGCAGCTGCAGCTTTTACCTTTTCAGTTTTATATTTAATCATTGGTGTATTTACAATTTTTGTTGGGTCTGGATTTTTTGCACAAGCACCT